AACCCTACACGTTTCCAGCACCCAGTAGCTGGTACATACAAGAAGGAGCGTATTGCTGCTGGTAAGCCATACTTCTCAGTAGCTTCTGGTGGTGGTACAGGTCGTACATTGCACCCAGATAACATGGCTGCTGGTCCTGCTTCTTACGGTATGACTGATACAATGGGTCGTATGCACTCAGACGCTCAGTTCGCAGGTTCTTCTTCAGTTCCTGCTCACGTAGAGATGATGGGCTTCCTCGGTATGGGTAACAACCCTATGGTAGGTGCTACTGTTGCTATTGCCGTAGCTATCGACCTCGCTATCAACAAGAAGTAATTTCTTTGAGATAACAAAAAGATAAGTATAAATGATCCCTGTAACTGTATGGTTGCAGGGATTTTTTATATTCTAAAGTACAATTCTAGTATATGGAAATTGCTAGAATATTGCAGCCTATTCCAACAAAAAATGCAGCCTATTTGCAGCCCAAAAGCTAAAAATACAAAATGGGCTGCAATTTTACCTAAGTCATTGAGTTACTGAACTTACTCTAAATTTAAAGTAAGCAAATGGAAAATCATTGCACTATGGTTTACTTCTCCCTTAGAGAGAGTAAGAAAAACAAGAAGGGACTTTCTCCTATTGAAGTCTCTATCTCCTATAATGGGGAGCGCATCTATTTTAGTACTGGTAAGTTTGCTAAGCCTTCTGAATGGAATAAACAGAAACAGCTAGTAAAAGGCAATACTCCAGAAGCCCAGTTAATCAATACTTTCCTCATAGAGTTTAGAAATAAAATCTATGAGAAGGAAGTTGAGCTTATGAAGAGAGGTTACATGATAACTGTACACATCTTAAAGGATGCTATATTAAATAAGGTGGAAAGTCTAAAAGATAAGACTCTTATGCAAGTAGTTTCTGAGCATAATGAAGAGAAGAAGAAACTTATAGGAATCAGTGTTGCCTCTGATACTTTCTATTGCTTTGACTATAGCAGAAGATTACTATTAGAGTTTATGGAAAAAGAGTATAAAAGGAATGATGTTCTCCTTACTGAAGTAAATATAGGTTTCATACAATCATTCCATACATTTCTCTTAGTATACAAAGGTATGTCTCAGAATACTTGTGCCAAGCATTTAAAGTACTTGAAGGCTATCTTAAACAAAGCTGTTTTGAACAACTATGTTAAATATAACATGATAACAAATTATAAGGTAGAAAGAGAATCTGTAGATATAGATTTTCTTAATGAAGAGGAACTAAGAAAAATCATCAACTTTGATACTCCTATTCCTAGATTTGAGAAGGCTAAAGATTTCTTTCTCTTTGGTTGTTTTACAGGTCTATCCTATATAGACATCAAGACTCTTAAACCAGAACACTTTGAAAAAGATGATCAAGGTAGAATCTGGATAAAGAAAAAAAGAGTAAAGACTGGTATTCTATCAAGGATTCCTCTTCTTCCTATGGCTAAGATGATACTTGAAAAGTATAAAGGTGGAGATAAATTAATCCCCATGCAAGATGCAGCAGACATTAATAAGTATCTTAAAGATATTACTATACTCTGCAACATAGATAAACATATAACCTTTCATACCTCAAGACATACATTTGCCAGTACTGTTACCTTAGCAAATAACATATCATTGGAAGTAGTATCTAAGATGCTAGGTCATACTAACACCAGGATGACTACCCACTATGCTAAGTTACTTGATAAATGTATAGGTGAGCAGATGGATGCCATCAATAACATCTATACAGATGATGAAGATTAAAAACAAAAACTCCCTCTGTCAGTGGACAGGGGGAGAAAACAAAATTCAAAACTTAAAAACAAAACAAAAAATCATCCTTTACCTAACAATCTCAACAAACCTGTTATCCTGATTCTGCACATAAGGGTTCTTCTCTACTACATCAACATTCAATCTAATTTGCTTTTTTTGGAACCATCTAAAAAGGAAGAACCTCTTAGGAGGGTTAACTGTCTCCTTCTTTGCAGATACTACAATATATTTAATACTTAAAAATTTAGGTTCAATACTTACTGTTGAAGGGTACTTAAGTCCTACCTTAACTGAATACCATTCATCAGAGAGCAGTGTGTCAATATTAACATGGGAGTCCTTGAAGATAGTATCCTCTTTCAAAGTGATAGTGTCAATCTTAGAGAAACTGGAGGAAACATACTGAAGACTTTTAAGTTTATTATCTTTTACTTTCAGTTCATTCCTAGCTTCATTCAACTCCTGAAAGATAGAATCATTAGAGTTCTTCAACTGATCAATGGTCAGCTTGAAAGCTCTATTCTTATTCTCTGAGTTACTGTACAACTCACTGTATGCTTTAGTATTCTCTACAGCATCCTTTCTCTTCTTCTCAGTCTTACTTCTTTGGTTAAGAAGAATGCCAATAATGATAGCTGAGGTTATGCCTAGTAGAGCAATACCAATATAAAGATAACTTTTCATCTGTCCCATATTACTTCTCTTTAGTGCTGTAAAGGTAACATATATCTATATAAGCTACAAATACCTAACACTCATAGTTATGCTGACCTAAGAGTCATTCTTAAACATAACTAATCTAAAGTATCTATTAGTATCTTTGCATCATAAATCATTAAATATAGAATTATGAAGTTAGTAGTAGATAGAAAATGGAAGAAGGAAGGCTATACCATTGGTAAGTTATTTGTTGATGATGTATTCTTCTGTAATACCTTAGAGGACAAAGATAGAGGACTAACAAGTGCTATGCCCATTGAGAAGATAAAGGTAATGAAGAAAGCAGCTGTTACAGCAATTCCTTCAGGTACTTATAATGTAAGAATGGATATAGTAAGCCCAAAGTATAGTTCCAAGGAGTGGTATGTAAAGAATTGTAATGGTGCTAGGATGCCTAGACTAGAGAATGTACCTGGTTATGTAGGAGTACTAATTCATCCAGGCAATACAGCAGAAGAAACTGAAGGCTGCATCCTTGTTGGAAAGAATGATGTTATAGGCAAGGTTACTAAATCTAAAGACTACTTCCTACAACTATATAACAAGATGTACACAGCTTATAAAAAAGGAGAAAAGATTACAATAACCATTAAGTAGGAGAGATTATGATTGAGATGTTAAAATGTTTTTGGCAGTTACCCCAGTTAATTGCTGCCTTTATATACTATTGGTATCTTAAGAGTAAAGATGAAATCCTAGACACATGTACTTGTCAAGGAGCAATAGTATTCATTAAAAGAAAGTCTTGTGGTAGTGTAACTCTTGGATCTCACATCTTTTTATCTCCTAGGGCTACAGATACTACTGTAAGGCATGAATGGGGACATACAAGACAGAGTTTAATACTAGGTCCACTATACCTTATAGTAATAGGTATTCCTAGTATTATCTGGGCAGCAACCCATAGAGAAATAGCACCTAATAAGCCTTATGATTGGTTCTATACAGAAGCATGGGCTAATAAGTTAGGTGGTGTAGATTAATAATTTCTTTTGTCGTTTTTAATAATTTTAAACTAGAAAGAGGAAGCTGTGAAGTTTCCTCTTTTTCATATATACCTATTAAGATCAATATCTTCATTACTTAACAACCAAGCATTAAAGGCATAGCCATTGGTATTAACATTTCCTACTATCTCTAAGGCATACTTTATACATTTCCTCTTAGAAAAGCTACAGGAAAAGAGATTAGTTAAGAATACTATATCTCCAAGAGTAGCACTTGAAACATTATAGTACACTACTCTATCAGAAGCTCTTTCTACCTCTGAAGCATTCCATTTACAATCTATAACTTCAGCAGCTAACTCTGGAGTAAAGTGTCTACCATGCTTTGCTATGTACTTCCTTAATCCTTTCATATTTCTGTCTATTTTAAGATTTGAACTTCAGTGCAAAGATACAATTATTCTTCTAATTATCAAAACTTTATGAAAGAAAAATGAAAGTTAGGAAGGTGTTTTTTGAAAAATCATTGATATGTATAAAGAGTGGAGATAATACCACACACCACCCCCACCATAATTTGGATTGGGATATACCCCCTGGGGTATTTGCAATCCTGATGGCTGAGGGTGAAGAACAGTAGCCTTCCATTTGCTGATTATAGTTCTATGGCAAATAACCATCTGCATACATGCCTCTAGGGAAAGCACCAGAGGAATTTTAATGCCTAGCACTAAGAAGTCCTGCTAGGAGGCAACTATCTATGGCAACAGCAAACAATAACATCAAGAACTCTTGGTCTCTTCTTGCATTTGCAAAGGAGTTTGGTCCTAAGATGAGTGTTGGTGACTTTGCTAACCAGGAGACTGGTGAGATGTTCAAGTCCTGCATCTTTGACAACCATGGTACTCTCACTTTTGTTGCTTTCAGCAGCAAGCTTGGAGTGCTTTCACCAAAACAGATTGCAGCTCAGAAGAATGAGTTGCAGGTTGTTTTGTGTGAGACAAAGAAAGGCAAGGACATGTACAGCCTGTGCAAGCAAGGCGAGAATACCTGGGAAGAGGTTGACCTTGGATTGTAAGAGTAATTGGGAAGGGCAAAAGCTCTTCCCTTTTCATTAACATCAAACTGAATGAAAAATGAAAAATCTCAGTACAGTAATTACAATTCTTTGTATACTTGCTCTTCTCTTTGGTATTAGTATGGCTCTAATAACAGATGATTGCATCTATGTATGTGCAAGCTTAATGTTCTTTATGGTAGGCTTTCCAATAGGAGTAGTATGCAGCCTATATGAGAAATAACAAAGGGCAGGAGAAATCCTGCTCTTCCTTTTTAACATAACAGCAATGAAAAAGATCATTATCTTTTGCATTTTATCAATGGTAATTGGTATGATTGCAGGCTTCATGGTGTGCCAAAACACCAATAACAATCTTCTTAATGCCTATGATTCATACAATAAGGCAACAGAAGATTTGCTTGATTCTCTGGATAATCAGTATAACTGGGTAGATGCTTATGATCCTCAGGAATACTATGCCTCTAGAGCTAAGTTGGACAGTATTCTATGGAACTAAGGAAAGTGTGGAAACACACTTTCCTTTCTTTTTGCATTTAGTAAGGTTTACAAAGTGTACATTTTGCTAGTCTTTCTAGTCTTATAAAGCTAGACTTTGCAAGCCTTACAATACCATTAGTCTTTTGAATCTTAAAACTTAGCAAGTATTCAAGAGACACAATACCATTCCTATAACTTGATAGTATCAGGTAGTAACTTAAAAGATTAACAATATGAAAAGAAAAAGAATAAATAGAGCAGCTGTATGCTCAAGTGAGAACTATTCAACTAGTAAGAAGATTCACCTTAGTATGCTTGAAGAGAAGCATTCACACTTCAAGAGTATGACAATCAATGGTGAGATTGCCATTGATGTTCCAGTACTTAAAGGAGATGTTGTAACTCCTAAGTTCAAGACAATAAGAATCTTTGGTAAGAACATGAGAGTTAGTATTGAGGAATACAATACCTATTGTAAGGAGCTTGGCTTATGAAATATGAGGTATATGATTCCTATGGCTGCTTGGTAAGGAAGTTTCCAACTTACCTTGCAGCCCTGAACTATAAGACTATATTTGGAAACACAGGTTGGACTATTAATTATTAGACATGAAGGCTATTATATTTTATATTACAGCAATACTCACAGTAATACTTCTCTGTGCAGAAGTATCATTTTATTGGTTTATCCTTGGGCTAATCAATGCATTTTTAATTGCATGGTGCTACAATAATATTACCTTTAAGGAGTTTATTAAATATAGTGGATATTCTACTTGGTATAAATTCTTAAAAGCATAGATTATGAAAGAAAAAGATTCTGGGAGAATAGCCTGGATAGTATTGAAAGTACTATTCTTCCTTTTAGTTGGTTCTGCTTTGCTAGTCTTACTTGGAAATATGTTAGGAGCAGCAGTACATTGTTTACAAAATAATGCTTGGATTGGCTGGGTGTTAAGTATAGCATTTTGGGGAGGAGTTATATGGTGGAATAAAAAGAAATAGCTAGTCTTCACAGGCTAGCTATTTTTCTTTACCTCTTTACAGGCTCTACTTTAAAATGAATATCTATCTTACTCTTATCAGACAGTCTTCCTTTAAAGAAATACTTAGGATTCAGAAGATAAGCTCCTTTACATTTTTTAATCAGATATCCATTTCTACCTAAGTAGCTTATAGCATTGTCTATACTAGCACTAGGTGCATCTAAGCCAAATGATTTACACTTCTCTTTAAACATAGGGTCATTATGAATTAGATTTCCCTCAGTTTCATTCTCTGGATTATAGGTTGAGAATTTCCAACAACATATTAATACCTTTAAGTGAATACCTCTTAGCTTAAGCAAGTCTGGACAACCTGCAAAGAATATCATAATGAATTCATCTAAGGTAACTGTCCTAGTCTGCTTTAACTCTTTCAATTCTCCAGTATGTGTATCTACTATCTGATAGTCTGGATTTACAAATGTTTCTTTTCTCTTTATCATAGCTTATATTTTTAGATATTGCAAAGATACTAAGTATCTGAACAATATCCTACAACCTAACACAAAGCATTAGGATTAACTTAACAGATTCTTAGAATTACTAATCAGATTCATTAGAAATAGATGTTAAAACTAACATATAGAATAATGATTCTAACATATATGTTAGTAGTATTCACCTATAAATTATGAGAAAAATAGATAAATCACTACAAATCAACTAGTTATGTGTTTAACCATTCTTATCTATTTAGAGCTTCATTTATGAAGCAGGATTTCCTACATAGAAACCTCAAAAAACAACACATCACAGTTAGTCTTTGTAAATAAAATAGTATTTCCACGCGCGTACCTATTATATAATATATTATAATATAATAAGTAATATAAGTATTGTAAAATAAAAGAACTATAGAACTTTATAAGTATTCAAGGGACACATCACCACCCCTATATCTTGGAGGGATAAAAAATACTTTATCCTTCATAGAGTTTTATAGATTCTAATAGGTTTGACTGTCCTAGAGGAATTAATAGTATATTGCAGTCAGTTAGTTGTTCTCTACAAACAACAGTGCTCCTGAGATGGAGATAATAGTATGGCTACTAATAATGGTCCAGTTATGCAGGGTATTAGAAATTCTTGGTCTTTGTTGGCTTTTGCCAGAATGAAAGGCAAAATGCAGGTAGGTGAGTTTGCTAATGGTGAGACTGGCGAAGTCTTCAAGAGCTGTATTTTCACAGACCCTAATGATGCTAGCAGTAGATGCTTTGTAGCATTCTCTTCTAAGCTTGGTGAGCTTACACCTCAGCAAATTGCTGCACAGAAGGATAGCTTGCAGGTAGTAGAGTTAGAGAGTGGTCACTATAGCTTGTGTAAGCAGGGTGCTAACTCTTGGGAAGATGTTAATCTGGGCATCTAATTGCACGGATAAAACAGTTGTGCAATAAGCTTGTAAGTTGTTGTTAGTTAGATAGTTAAGTGTGTAAGGATTGTGGAAAATATCCCTCACCAACCCCTTGTTGGTTAGGAAAAATCCACAATTCTGCACACTTTCTTTATTCTATCTCTCATTTTACTGCACCATACACCTCTACTCTACTACTCTTTAAGCTCAACTAGCTATCTTTTTTGACTTAGAGTTTAGCATTAGATTACAAATTTTAATTCAAATCCTTTTAAATATTACAAAAACATTATCACAATGATACAGGTAAAAGAGTTTTTTGATACATATCCAAACTATAGTCTTGGATTTATGGCTAAGAATGAGCCAACAGCTACAGACAAGTTGCTTAAACAGAAGCATAATAGCATTGTTATGTTCAAGACTCATAAAGGTAGATATTACCAAGAATATTGGCTTACTGATGCTGCTATGACTTCTTTGTTATCTTGTTTTCCTAAGGAACATGAGATTCTATGTTTTAAGGCAAATGGAGGAGCTACTTTTAAAGGTGTTAGAAGAGGAAATTCTATAGCCTGTATATGTCTTGAAACATTAGAAAGAGTATTGTTTGCTCAGTGTCCTTTTGATAAAGTAGAAATACAAATAGCATGAGAAAGGCAACTATACAAGACTTAGAGCTGGAGTTGTAGCTTAGACAGCGCAACTCTGGCTCAATCTATTGGACAACTAAAGATGGTAGGCAAATTCCTATCAAAGATATGGATAATAATCATTTAGCTAATACTCTTAAAATGCTTTTAAGAAATGCAGAAAGAGAAGACTTTTATGATGAGCATATTGGAGATATGGATCCAATGGATTATTATGATTAGTAAGTAACTTTTTAAATACTACAATTATGTTCGACCAAATAAAAAACACTAAAGGAGAAGACCTCTATATTATTACAGTAGTATCTACTAATGATATCCAACCCCTTATTATAACAAGTACTTGGGAAGGCTGTATGAAAAAGTTAGAGCAAATGACTCTAGAAGCAGATAATGATAGATTCCTTGCACAATTAATTCATAAAGAAATTAATAAAGATTGTCATAGAGCTACAGCTTCTATGAGATGCAATAAGAAAGGTTGGGGAAGTGATTACTTCAAGTATATAACTATTGAACCATTATATACAGATGCTTGGTAATTTGGTTCTAGTAAATACTTATCTCTGCTGATAAAACATGATACACTATATCATAGAATGGACTAATGGAGCCAAGGAATCTATCTATGGCTCCAATTATATTAATGCTCTGAGACTTAATGGTATTACTCCTGAAATGGAACATAATATCATTGATTATAAGATAGCATAGTACATAACAATAAATACCCTTTAGATATGACAGCATTATATTTTAAATCAAGAAAGAACTTCCAGGATAAATCTACATTGAATAAAGAAGAACTTCCTGAAGACTATACTGAGCAGGAAGTTTTAGATGCAGCTAAGTTAGCTGGTTGTGAAGGTGTGGCGATTATTGCCAACTTTGGCAAGGCTAACCAACAAGTTAAACTATTCAAATGGTTTGTTGCCTAATGAATAGTTACAAATATCTTGTACTCTATTTAGATACTCTCAACTTCAAATGCTTTGCAGGCTTTGCTACCAAAGAGGAAGCTAGAGAGTATCTGAATAGAATATCCAATCAATACATTACAATAGGCATTGCTGAACTTGCAAAGCCTATTAGTTATTAATCCTTTAAAACAGAAATAAAATGAATGATAGTAACTTTTATGAACTAGGGTTAGTATTAAGTACAGTCATACTTCTTGTTCTTCTTATATTTATATTTATATATATATATATATATATAGATATAGAACACAATAAGCTTAATAATATAAAAAGAAGTGGAATAATAACTACAATAGCATTATTATGCTTAGGAATTGCTACATTTTGCTATATAAATATCAAGAAATCTTATAAGGAGGTATATTACTTAGAATATACAGTATACTACCCAGGTAATACCTGCAAGTTTAAAGTAGATTCATGTAATCATATCTATGCAAGTTCTGACAGAGGAACAAATCATATTAGGTACTATAGTATTCCTAAAAGAGATACTTATGGTACTGATACTACTGCTCCTATAGTTATTAACAAAATAATAAAAATAAAATGAAACAGATATTATTATTAGATAGTACAAACAATATCATCAGGGAGTTTGACACTTACAAGCAAGCCAATCAATTTAGAATGATGAATAACAGACCTGATTGGTCTATTGCTTCTAGAAGATTATTCTGGAATGGTCAAAGATATTACTCTTAATCATATTATGGATTCAAGACAATTAACCAACTTACTTACATTTATAGCTGACAACTATGAAGCAATATTGACAACAGGTAGTAAGTTTAAACCAAAGTTTATGAGTAAAATGCTTTTAACAAAGTTCCCTACTCTTACAGGAGCTCAGATTAAGCATATATTGAGAATAATATAGTAATAACAAAAAAGAAAAAACTATGCAGAACAAAGAAATTCTTGAGGCTTTGTTAGTAAATGCCCAGAAAGAGCGTCCTAAGTATTCATTTGTAATTGGTAATAATGAAATTGATAAGGTTATTGGAGATGCAAAAGATAATTTAGAAGTCAATAACTACATTATCAGAAATGTAAAGATAATCTTCAATACTTCTCAGATAGTTGTTGTCAGAAAGTATACATATTCTACCTGTGGTTGGAAAAGCAATGACAGTGCCTTAATGCTTTCTTGCATAAAGAAAGTATATAAAGGAGAAAAGTTGATATTTAATTGTACTACAAAAGAATGATAACTCTCTCACAAGTAAGTCAGTATGCTAGGGATAATAACCTTAGCGATAGTACTGATATATTCTCTATCCTATCTAAGATGTGGTCAGACTATATGATAAAGGATTCTATAATTGTAGAGAAACCTACTCTGACTACATCTAAGGTAGAATATTCAACACAAGATGTTCTAGATTTATTTAGCACATGATTAAAATCATTAAAGAAGATAAAGTATATCATCTCTATCTTAATCAGAAAGACGTTTGGTTATCTGAAGATGAGATGATGGAGTTGCGGAACCTTTTAAATAATAGATAATATGGATATACAACCATCTTTAAGACTTGAGCTACAGATTCCAGCTCAAAGAATGCTTTCCCAATATATTATAAACAACGAAAATATAGAGAAGCAAGTTAAAAAAGGAATAGAGAGTGCTTTGGATAATCTATGCAGAGATGACAATCTGGCATCATTGATAAATCAAGAAGTTTATAGGACTCTAAGAGAATCATTCTCTAGATGGGAAATAAGTAGAACTATCAGGGATACTTTGGAGGAAAAATTGCATAATTATCTGTTGGAGAAAGCACAGGAATTTGCAAATAAAGTTTTAAATAAAGAAATAAATTAAAATGGATAGATCAGATTTACAGGCAATGCTCAGATTTGCCTCTCAGAATAATATGATGAATAGACCTTTTATTCAGGTCTTCAAGTGGTATAACATTCAATACTCTTTAGCATATAATGAGTATACTATGAATCTTATGAATACTTAGTATGGATATAAAGATTACAGCTATTGTATGTATAGCATTAGTATTAGTTACTTTAACATGGATAGGTTATTATACTAACTGGCTTGTTCATGTTATAGTAACTTTATATGGATGGTATTCTGTAATTCTCTTTGAACTACTGATACTTGTTATGTTCTCAGCTTTAGTAATAGCACTTAAATAAGAAATCATGGAATATGAAAATAAGTTTGTAGGCATGAATCCTATTGATTCAGACTCTACTAATAACTATAATACAACAACTACACCAAGTGATGCTTGGTATAATTAATAATGAGTATGAAAGAAATTAATATAGCAGAGGTACTAAAGAATAAACCAAGAGGTATTAAGTTGTATTCCCTATCTTTGGAGAATGCACATTTAGTTTTATACAAGGTGTAACAGATGCTATCTGTGTAATAACCAATGACAATAGAGAATTCTTTGACTATAAAGGTTTATACTCCCCTACAGGAGAATTTCTTTTATTTCCCTCTAAATACATGCATGATTGGTCAAAGTTCACCTGGAAGAAGGGTGATGTGCTGGTCAATGGTTGTGGATTTCAGTGCATTTTCAAAGAATGGGCATCTGATGATTATACAAAGTTCAACGGATGCTATTCTAATAGCCGTAATGATTATGAAAATGTATCAAATGCAGAAACTGCAAAGTTTAATAAGCTAGATCATAATTTAGCCTATGGTTACATCAGAGAGATTGAAAGAAAACTCGGTGGTGTGTTCAACCTTGAGACTTTGGAGATTGAGAAGCAGCCTGAGTTCAAGGATGGGGATATAGTTGTAGCTGAAGGCGAAAATAAGGGTAAGAAAATATTTATCTTCCGCTATAAGATAAGAGATAGTAATACTGATGAGCACGGATATAAAAGTTATATAAACGTCAACTCTGATGGTTCTTTATTTAATAACATGACTTTTTATCTTAGAAAAGATTTTGTGTATCGCCCAGCCGCAGACTCAGAGAAACAGCAGCTCTTTGAAGCTCTAGCCAAGGAAAACAAGGTTTGGGATGCCGAGAAGAAACAGATTGTTTCCTTGAAGCCAAAGATTGAGCTGAAACCATTTGATAAGGTACTTTCAAGAAGATGTTCTGAAGATTATTGGGTATTGAACTTCTATTCACATAAGTCACATAAGACAGATTATCATATATGCATTGATGGAAGTTCAAACTTATATTGCATCCCTTACAACGAAGAGACAGCACATCTACTAGGAACGACTGATGATTGGGAAGGAGGCGAAGTATGATAGGGCTATGTAATTACTGTTCTATATATTTCACTTGTAACAAAAGACCCAAATCAAGTGATGAAAATGTAAAACTTTGTCCGAGTTTTACACAGAATGAAGACGAAGAAGATGCCATTTGGGAGCAGAGAAGATATGAGATAGCAAAAGATGTTGCAGCAAGTCTTGCACAACGTTCTGGCTCTATGTATGACAGTGTTGTTAATTCTGCTATCAAAATCGCAGATAAATTAATAGAACGTTTAAAGGAGAAGTAAGTTATGATAGACGATTATAAAATAAAAAAGGCATCAAGAATGTATGCTGACGAAGTATTTGAATCCAGAAAGTATGATGAGAATCATTTACAACCACATCATATTGCATTTATTGAAGGTAATGCTGCCGGATTTGAAGCTGGTGCAAAGTGGGCTATCAATGAGTTCCTGAAAGGCTTGTGGCATCCTGCGAGTGAAGAGCCAAAGAAAGATATGCTTGTGCTTACTGATACACAAAGTATAATGAATAAAGGTAATATCTGTTGGGTGGCAGTAAAGCTTACAGATAATGGTTTTATCCGTAACTGGAGCAATTATGTAAAAGCTACCAAAATCACTCGTTGGCTCTACATCGATGATTTGCTGAAAGGAGGTGAGCAATGAAAGAGCTTAAAGTTGGAGAAAGGGTTACTCTTGAAGCAGTTGAAGATGTTAAAGGCAAAGGCTGTGATGGATGCTTCTTTGATAGAAATGGCGGTTGTGTAGCAATATCACTTGGAATGGAGTGTGTTCCAAAATATCGTTCTGATGGTAAGAATGTAATCTTTAAAGAAGTAAAGGAGTAAAGTGTATGAGTGGATTAACTAAAGAGGTAACGGCTACGTGTGGAAAAACTATCCTTGTCGTAGGCTTATCTAATAAAGACGAAGTAATGTACGTCAAGTCAATAATAAGAGTGAAGCCGAAGAACAGAAAGCAAAAAAAAGAGTTCAAAAGCCAGTCTTATAGAATGAGAAAGGTTGCTAAAGGTGAGTATGAAGTAACAACATACTGCCCATTTAGCGTTAAGCTATTCTCAAAGATAATAAGCCTTCTTGAAAAGAATGAGAATGGCGAGTTTTGGTTTAACATTGATAAAAAGTAAAGCGTATGAAAGTATATGAATACAGAATCGTAAAGATAGAGAAAGGTCTTTTCTTAATTGAGTACAAAAATGCTCCTTATGGAGTTTGGCGTGAAGTAAAAAACAAACAGTTCAAGACTAAACCAAAGGCAGAAGCTTGGGCTAGAAAGAACTTAGAAATGGAGGCGTAGGTATGGGTAAGAATATTGAATTATCAGACGAAGAACTGGAATTACTCATAACAGGCTTACATTGTGTAGATGAACGTAGTTATAATTTTTATACTACAACATATACACCGTGGAGTGAAGCTAAAGAGTTAAAAGAGAATTTGCGAATAAAGCTCAAAAGAGTATTGTTAAATATTTAACGCCTTCGGGCATAAATAGAAATAATATGAATTAAAGCTATAGATTATTGCGTAAGATTAAAGAAAAGATATTAACAGATAATAATATGAAAGCAAGTGAGTTGATAGGGCATTTGCAATCTTACATCAGCTTCGTAGGCAAAGATTGTGAAATGCTTGCATTTGACAAAGCAGAAGGTGTTTCTTGTGATATTAACGAGACTACCAGTGATGGCGATTATGTGTTTCTGCACATTTCATCTGATAAATATACAACGAAGACACCAGAGTAACTCATCCGTAATAGTTATGAGTATTATGATTAAGAAAATTGTAAGAAAGCCTGTTGAAGTCATTGAAGCTATTAGGTTGTCAAATAACGATGATTCAATAGAAGCATGTATTGAATGGGTCTTTAGAATAGGAATGGAGACATCTTTAATTGGGAAATCAGCAACCATTGATGATGTTAAAAATAAAGGTGGGTTCTATATTCCGACATCAGAAGGTATTATGAAAGTGTCTTTTGGTGACTACATCATCAAAGGTGTAAACGGAGAGTTTTATCCTTGTAAACATGATATTTTCGCTAAGACTTACAAGGAAGTATAACAGAGTAACTAACCACCCTCTCCCTTTTACAGGAGAGGGTAAAAAGAAGAGAATATGAGATTAAGTGAATATAAAGCAGGTACTATCTTAATAGATATGTGCGGCAAAGTATTTATCCATGATGGCTTTATTAATGCTGATGGATATGGTGTTATAATTGGTGAGGATTCTGATGGAATGATTCAGAAGTCCAATGGTATTGGTAACTGGATGAAGGAAGGGTTCTGTAGAGAAGCAACCTCACAAGAAATCAGTGATTTCTTTGCCAAGGTTCGCAAGACACAGAAGATTATCAATTACTAAGGAGGGTAAAAAAAGAAGAGAATATGGCTGATATGGAATTTGGAAAGTGTGATATTTGTGGCAAAGAGGCTGCTTTATCACGTACATATTTTAAATACAGAATAGGTAGTTGTGAGTGTTGTGGAAGCAAATTGCGTGATGGCTCAAATGGACATTTTCAGGTTGTGCATCATTGCAATAAATGTGTTCCTCATTTACCTACTGTTATTCATCCTTTATTTAAGGCTTTAGATGGTAAAGTTTATAGAGCAAATATTACTAACGTTTTACCATTTGAAATTGAAGGTAATTTCATTATCGAAGAACCAGTAATTATGGAGGATAAGCAATGAGTAAAGTAAATGTCAAAGAGTCAATTCTAGAGATTATCAAAAAGAATAATCTAGAAATACTAAAAATAGACTTGTGTAATGATGAAGAATCTTTTACTAGATTCTATGGTAAGGAAAGAGACGAGTTTTGTAAAGTTTATACCACTCTAGAGGACTTAGACTTTGAGCTGGAATCCTTTCTCATACAAGAAGAGGTTCAAGGTACAGTATATTGTCAAGATAAAGATACTAAAGAACCAGTATGGATAGTGTCTCGTGGAGATGAAGGCAGTTCTTGGTGGGAAGTTAATAGAGTTCCAGACTTTTATAAAGATAAGGAGGATAAGAAATGAGCAAAGTTAAGGAATTATTAAGTCAAGCATACAATCAGCTTGACGGATACAATAAAGGTGGTGTTACTCAGCATATCCTTCTTTGGAAGGCTATGGGTAATATTGAGGATGCACTTAAAGAGTTGGAGGAGTGAAAAATGAGTGTACTAATATCCCCAGAGGCTTATAAAAAGATACTTCAAGGAGATTTAAATTGGCTTCTCAAACAACCTGAAAGTCTTGAAAAAGACCATATTGAAGCCATATTAAAAAATCTAATAAAAATGAATTGAAGAAGGAAAGGAATTTTAGTTATGGACAGAAATCAAGCTAAAGAATTTTATCCTATTCTGCAAGCTTTTGCTGAAGGAAAGGTAATTGAGTCTAGAACCAAACCAAGTTTCATAGAAGGTACAGATGTTCCGAATGATTGGACGGAAATGAAAGATATTGAGTTTTGGAAAAATACAGAGTATCGCATCAAGCCAGAGCCAAAGTACCATCCTTTTAAGGACGCAGAAGAGTGCTGGGAAGAAATGTTGAAGCATCAACCGTTTGGTGTTGTTAAAGATAAGTACTTTGCTAATTATCAAACACATCGTGCATTCACATGCTTAACTACTAAAGGTTGTTACTTCTGTGGATATGAAGATGAGACATTTGAAAGTAGCTTTAAGAATTTGTTGTTTGCCGATGGACTTCCATTTGGTGTAAAAATTGAGGAGAATTGAATATGAAAGTAAAACCTATAGAAGGGCTAACAGAGAAATTTTATAATTATCTCGTTTCTCATTGCAAAAGAAATGTAGAAAGAAACAAAGACCATCCTTGGGAACTCACTTATCATGAGCACAGAATCTTTTTGGAGTTGTTAGAACGTGTTGGACGTGATTTTATAGAAAAGGAGGAATAGTTATGACAGAACAAGAATGGGGAAAAGTTCATCTTGGAAGTATTGTCGAGTACAATACAACTAATTGGGCAAGATTACTTTTTGGAGGTTTAATCTATGGTGGGTATCAAGATTCATATAGAACAGAAGTCTTAGGAATACGTGCCGACAAAAAGATATGTTGCAAGTTAGATGGCAAGAAAAAGCCAAGATGGTACAATATAAATGGATTTAGGTTAATAGAGGAGGAATAGTTATGGCATGGGTATGTGTTAATAGTTATGGTACAGAACTTATATTTGAAACTGAGCCTCACAAAGCGGTATATAGCTGGAGAGACGATTATGGTTCTTGCAAATGCTTGGAAATACCACAAGGAACTATCAAGAAGCTCATCGGAAGAGACTTGACTTGGAAAGATGAGGCAGTAGAACTTAAAAGTGATTGATATGAAAGAATTATTAAATGGAATAGTTGAAACGACAACAATAAAGTCACATTCTCCTGATTACAAAGAGCTATTTCCGATAGAGATATACTCTCAACCACCTACAAGGAAGGATAGACGTAGACGTGAAAGAGAACTTAAAAAGAAGTTCCCTCTCGATTTAACTAAGTTTATAGAAACACATAGAACTTAAAGAAGAATAGTTATGCTTACATCAGACGAATTATACAAGATGAAACATTGCATTGGCTTAGATTGGAAGAAACCAAAAAGAGGTATTTATGAAGCCTTTCGCAATGGAGTGATGTATTATGATGAGCCAGATACCTTATGGGACTCATTATGGTCAAAAGGATATGCTAAAAGAAGCATTCGGCCTTATGGTATAGGGAATATGAGTAAACCTCCTCGTGATATTTATTATTATAGTGTAAACGAAAATGGGTTAAAAGAAATGGAAAAGTACTTAGATATTAAAATTAAGATTTTAAAATAGCTTATGGAAATAGGGAATATAAAGTTCAAGGCAAAGAAAACCTTGGATGGAAAATGAATAAAAGGTGACTTGGTTCACCACAAAGATTCAGATAATGTCTGGATAACAGACTATGAAAATCAACTGACATCACCAGTTAATCCTTATACCGTCTGCCAATTCACAGGGCTGAAAGACTGCAAAGGCAATGAAATTTGGGAAGGCGATATACTTGCAGAAAAAAGATTTCCTTCATTTGAAGTCGGGTATATTGATTGCACATTTGCAGCGACTTATGTTGGAGATGATAAATTTATTTTTAATCTTCTTGCATTAAGTAAAACTTGCACGGTTTGTGGTTCAAAATTCGACAGAAAGGAAGGCGAGAAATGAGCAAGGAAACATTTGACTTCTTGGAGGCTCTGAGAAGAATGACAACTATCTCGTAAGTTGATAATATCACTTAAATTATACAGATGGTATCATTTAAGTGATATTATTCATCTATTATTATTTAAAGGGTTGAAATGGGTTAAACAGAGAGTAATGACGAATGGTTATTGCTCCTCTGTTTTTCTCTATTCATTTAAATTAAAATCATTATGACAGCAGAAGAACAAGCAACCTTAGACATCAAGGGTGAACTAAGGAAAGAAAGTAGATGCTTCCTGGCATTCAGAAAGAAACTTAATCCTATAATGGATAAGTTAGTAGAGAACTATACTAAACTTCAGGAGAGAGAGATTCATGGAAGCAAAGTTTAAAGTTGGAGACCTTATAGTCCCCAAATATCCAAATAGAGGTTTAAATAAAGCAATAGTAACAAGAGTAGATGATGAGAACTATTATCTTAAGATTCTACGTGGTACTGCTATACTCCCTATAGGAGCACAAGTAAATTATAAATTAGAAAACAATGATTAATATGGAACAGCACATTAAGACAAATGCACAGTTGATAGCAAGATGCTTCTTCAACAAGATTACAGGTAAAGTAGTATTTGAAGATTTAACAGGGTACTACCCTGCTATTCAACGTAAGAGACTTTTTAATTAAAAGAACTATGGTGAGACAGAAAAGATATATCACATTCTATACTCTTCATAAGAAACATATATTTCCATCTGTATATCAGTATGGACTTATGTGTACCAGAAGCTGGTGGAAATGTATGAAGTTTGGACTAAAAAATATAGTAGAAGGTCAAGCAATCTTCTTTACTATAGAAAAGGTTGAACTTAAGAAAACTTCATATTTCAATTAAGAAGAGTTTAGGTATAAACTTAGATGTTTTGTAGTAATCCATATAATACGTAAATTTGCATTGATTAAAAGTGACAAATGATTGAAAATGTTTGAAAACCTACTTCTACTATCTGTGAAGACAGTAGAAGTATTTGCTCCATTAGCTCAACTGAATAGAGCAAGGGAATTCTAATCCCTGGGCTGCAGGTTTGAGTCCTGCATGGAGCACTCTCACATTGGCACGTTTTTTTTTTTAGACGCTGTTCTTTATGGTCTGTGAAGATAGTAAAGAATCACTCACTCCTTTAGCTCAGTGGTTAGAGCAATAGATTTTTAATCTATGGGGCATGGGTTCAAGTCCCATAGGGAGTACTAAAGAAATTATAATACCACTCTCATGGTGGAATTGGTAGACACGAGGGACTAAAAATTTCAAATTTTATCTATGCTGTTATAGATTTTTTGATGATGAATTAAACGAACTGTTATGTACTAACTATATGCTAGAGGTATCCTCAGTTGTATAGTTAAGGAGGAAGGTTTATTAATATGTAAAGACTATAAAGAAGATACTTAAGTCAGTTAAAAGGAATGGTTTAGACTTCATCCTTAGTAATAAGGTTGTAATGGTGATGCATTATGTGAAAAAGAAGACGCTCGTTGAGGTAAAGCCTAGTTCCTTACTTCGAAGTTAACTGATATGATAGTAAAATAGTCCAGACCACAATAACTTAAAAAAGAACAAAAGTGCCTGAATAGTTCAAGATGTGGCACCATAGGATAGACGAGAACATTTTTAAGTTAACTTGTATAAAAGCAAGTGTGATAGGAAAGTTCCTTAGCCAATAATGGCTGTGTGAGTTCAAATCTCACTGGGAGTACTAGGTTTCAAACAGATATATTTAATTAGGTATGATTTGGTTTATTGTTATTTTATTGTATGTAGCTGTAGGTATTCTTACTTATAAGTACATCATCAACAAATGGGATAACACAAAGTTTGAGAAGGTATGGCTCAGCTGTGTTTGGATTGTACTTATTCCTTTGTATACTATTCACTTGTTGCACAATAGGAAGAATTAATGTATCTCCTGCTCCCTTTCCTAGGGAGTTATTTGGCTGATTAGCTCAACTGTATAGAGCAATGGTCTCCTACACCATAGGTTGAGGGTTAGAATCCCTCATTAGTCACAAGTAGTTGTAAGTTTTATATTAGTTAGATAATACAGTGGTATTAAAAATGTTTTGATAATATTCATAAGCAAATTGTGTGAAATAATAGTAGAGTCTTCTTTGTTGTGATAACAAGGGAGACTTTTTTAGTTTGTAATAGTCTGTATGTCGCTTGGACATACATATCATATAATTAAATTCTTTAAATAATGAACAGAACAAACAGAAAATGGACTGCTGAAGAGGAAGATAGACTTCTTCGGCAAGTGAGAGCTTTCCCTCAGAATTTAACAAAATGTTTTCTCATTGTATCAGAAAGCATTGGTAGATCTCCTCAAGCAGTTGCCAATCATTGGTATACTGTAGTATCTAAGAAACCAGATTCTACTTGTTTCTTTACAGCATCCCCAAAGCATGTTTCCAGAAATAGAAAGAATGGTGAAGGTGTAGAGAGTACTAAAAGTATCTGGCAGCGTTTAATGCAAGTAATCCGTAATTTATAAGCCTTATGATTGCAGAGAAAAATATTAATGCTCTTCTTTCTCAATGGAAAGAGAGACTAGGTAAGGATGATTACTCTGATGGGTATAAATGTGCCCTTGGAGAATGTGTGTATGACCTTGAAATTCTTCTAGATAAGATTAAGAAGGAAGAGAAAGCTAACCTTGAAGAGGTAATAGCTAATCTTCCTTCTAAGGAAGTAGAGGATTATCTTATGGGTCTAGAAGCTGATGAAGAACTTTCTAGAATGGATGCTCATGAGTCAGTTGCCTAAAGAAGGAGTCTTTATTAGAAGAGGTAAGAAGGTTATTGTATGTAATTCCTATGGAGATAATACCTGTAGGTTATGTACTTTCTACAATAAATCTATATATGATTCCTGATGCACTATTCCTAATGAATGCACTTTAGGTAAGGATTTATATTATAAGGAAGTAACTGATTAAATAATGACTAGAGAAGAAGTTTATTCTGAATGTTTGACTAAGCTGGAGAAGTCTGATTTCTTATTGTTGGAACTTGCTACTGGAATGGGTAAGTCTAAGCAGGCAATAGATATAATCAACTATCTGGTAGAAACTAAATATCAAGGGAAGCATACATCAATGCTTCTCTTGGTAGCTAAGACTGTACATAAGCAGACTTGGAAAGATGAATTCAAAAAATGGGGAGGTATTAATGTTGATGACCTTACCATTGAATGTTATGAATCTTTGAAGAAGCATGAGTATGAATCCTTTGACTTTGTTGTCATGGATGAATGTTTTAGAGGTGACACAGAAATTCTTACTAATGAGGGATATAAGAGATTTGATGCTCTAAATGGTACAGAAAAAGTAGCTCAATTTACTAAAGAAGGTAATATTGAATTTGTAAAACCAATAAGATTTATTCAAAAAGATTATAAAGGAAATCTTTGTAAAGTATATCTAGGAAAAAATAGACATGTGTATCTCACTCCTAACCACAACCAAGTTTATAAGACTATGGCAATAGATGAATGGAGATTAAAACCCATAAAAGATTTGAAAGGGTCACATTTTACAAAAATTCCAGTTGCTGGTAAAGGAACAGGAAATAATACTCCCTTATCTCCTATAGAACAACTTTATGTAGCTATTCAGGCAGATGGAACATTGCAAAGACATCAGAAAAATGAATCGGTTTATTCTATTCAGATATCTAGAAAAAGAAAAAAGCAAAGATTAGCATCAATTTTATCAAACATAGATTCCTCTCTTTGGACCAAAATTAAAGGTAGAGGGGAAACTGACAGATATATGGTAAAATTGCCTAAAGGCGATGCTAAAATACTGTCAACTCATTTTGATATAAATATGGGATATGACAGAGCTAAATCTTTCATAGATGAAATTTTAGAGTGGGATGGACATAAAGAGTCTTTTTATTACTATAGTTCTTGTGTGAAAGAAAATAGTGATTTTGTATCTGCCATAGCTGTACAAGCAGGTTATAAAGCCTTAGTGTCCGTAGAAAAAGATAATAGAAAAGAATCTCATAAAGATATATTTCGAGTATTTATGCAAAAGTGTAGTGAAAAAGACACACAAAGTATGAAGAAAGATTATATGGATTATGATGGTAAAGTTTATTGTGTTGAGGTGCCTTCACACATGATTGTTGTCAGAAGTGAAGGTTATACATTTATCTCTGGTAATTGTCATCACCTTAATAGTGATAAGCGTCTGAATCTCTTTAGTACTCTTACTTATGATCATGTCATTGGACTTAGTGCTACTATTCCTAAGAAACTCAAACAGTATTTCCAGTATGAGTATGAAGCAGAAGTAGTAACCTGTAGTATAGTTGATGCCATTGAGGATGAAGTTCTTCCTGAACCTCAGATTATCCTCTACCCTCTTCAGCTTGATAATATTCGTCCTACAGAATCCATAGAGGTTAATCCTAAAGCAAAGGGAAAGACCTACTATGGTACATATAATGAACTTTGGAAATACAGAAAGATGAAAGTCCATGCTATCATATCCTGTACACCTAGACAGAGAGTAAATGAGTATAATTCTCAGATACTCTATGAAAAGAACAGATATATGAGAACAAGACAGGACTTTTTGAAGAACAAATGGCTGTTTGATTGTGGTGAGAGAATCAAGTATCTGGCTAACTTGAAGAATAATATTGTAGTATCAATTCTTCAAAGGTTGGAGAAAGAGAGAACTATCACCTTCTGTAAGACCATAGAACAAGCAGATATTCTAGGTGAGTATAGTATTCATTCAAAGAACAAAGATTCTGATATAATCTATAATAACTTCAATGCAAAGAAGATTAACCATATAGTATCAGTCAATGTTCTCAATGAGGGTGCAAACCTGGTAGATTGTAAGTATGCTGTATTTGCTAATTATTCTTCCTCAGAGATTTGCAGTGCTCAACGTGTAGGTAGGTCACTAAGACATAAGTCTCCAGTTATCATCCTTCCTTACTATGAAGCTACAAGAGAAGAGGAAATAGTGAATACAATGATAGAAAGTTTTAAAGAAGAATCCATTCATACGATTCATTCTTTAAAAGAATTAGATAAGTTTATACAATAATATTAAATAATATAGCACAATCCTTCATTGGGTTGTGCTTTTTGCATTTATAAAGATATGAAACATGAAAATAACAATAGACACAGAAATACTGCAAAGGAATAATCTTACCCTTGGTGAATTTCTTGTAATGCTATTTGGGTACTGTGATGTCAAGTACAAAGAGAATTTTGATAAACTTGTTGAGAAAAGTATTATCAGTAAGAATCTCTTTGATAAAGACTCTATGGTACTTTCAAACAATACAAGAGATTTAATAGCTAAGGTTCTTATAGAATCTGATGCTAAGGTAATGGGTTATGAACTTAACTTTGAAGAGCTTGCTAAGAAGCTTCAAGACATATATCCTAAAGACAATAAACCAGGAACCACATATAACTGGGGAGACAATACAGCAGTCATAGCATTCAAGTTAAGAACCTTAGTAGCTAAGTATGGCTTCATATTTACAGAAGATGAAGCTATTAAGGCTACAAAGGAATATGTAGAATCCTTTGAAGATGATAATAAGAATATGAAGCTACTGAAGTACTTTATTCTTAGAACAAGCAAAGATGATAGTATAGACTCCATGTTTATGACTATCATAGAGAATAACAGATAACATTTAAACTTTAAATAATATGTATATTCGAGAGGATTTAAAGGCATGTCTTAAACTTCAATTTAGAGACATTACCTACAAGGTAAATGAGAAAAAAGGTGTAGTTGTTGCTCTGGCATACTTCCGCACACCTTTATGTATGGAAGCTGGTGCAAATCAGTGTATCAATACTATAGGTAAAGCAAAACTCAATAAGAGTGCAGGAGACACTTTCAACATTGAGGTAGGTAAGAAGATTGCTAGAGCCAAAGCAGAGAAAGAAGCCTTTATTCAATTTAGAACAATGCTTCTTAGTTATGAGAAAAAGGTGTTTCAAGCACGTCTTAATATAGCAGAAGCCATTATTACAATGAGTTCACACATTGAACACCAAAAAGAATACATTAAGTCATTTTAATTATGAAAATAACATTAGATGAAAAGACATGTCTAAAGAATAAGCTCACCTTACAGGAGGCACTTATTGCTACAGCTGTAAGTATGGGAAACTACAAAAGTGTCTTTGATAATATGATTAATAGACATGTCCTAGGTATTATGGGACAGAGTGTTGATTCAAAATGGAAAGATATCATCAAGAATCTAATAGATGCAGAAGATGCAAGGTTTGAGACTTTAGCTATTAAAGTACAGGAGTGCTTCCCTAAACAGAAGATGATGTATGCTAATGGTACTGCATCTCCATTCTACTTTAGATGCAACAAGACTGAGATTAAGAATAAACTAAAGAAATTCCTTACTATCTATGGTGATGTTTCTGATGAGGACATCATTGATGCCACCAAGAGATATGTAGCATCCTATGCCTCTAAGGGTTATAGAGGTATGCGTCTGGCAAAGTACTTCATTATGAAAGACGACAGAAAGCTGATGGCTGATGATGAAGTTCATGTAGAAGAAATCTCAGACTTGGCAACATTCCTGGAGAATAAGACAGAAGATACACCATCTGATATTGTAGATGGTGATGATTGGTTAATGAATAGTAGAAACTAAAAAAGAATATAATTATGTGGAAAGTAAGTTTTAAAGACCTTTCTTCCAAGAAGGTAAAGAGATTTAATAACAGAGCAACTGTAGTAACCCTTAAAGGTGATATGAAAATTCCTTTGGAAGTAATGACATCTATGCCTAAGGAAGTATGTGATTGGATAGTAAAGAAGTCTAATCCTAAGGTAAAAGTTTATCATTGGCAAGGTATTATTAATGTTACTGCTACAGGAAAAGCAGTCAGGTCAAAGGATGGTAAAGATGACCTTGTATTGGCAGAGAGAATTGCAGAATGTAGAGCTAAGATTGCTATATATAAGTTTGTTACACATCTTATTGAAAAATACAACAAATATTATATTAAGCTTATTATTGGTAAATATGGTACCACAAGACCTGATTATAACCAAAAAGAAACTTTACATTCTATTCAGGGTAAATACTCTGCTTTATGGGGTAAAGAGTTAAAGCATCTTGAGGAACTGTTTAACTTAGTAAAGAACAATGGATAATTCTCAATTTCTTGCAGCTAGTACAATAATAAACCAATACTACCCTATTCTTAGGAATATAATGTTTACTCTTGCAGAACAAAACATAAAAGGAGAGATAACTAGGCATACTGAAGTCGGTAGTATTACATTCAAACTTGAATAGCATGAGCTTAATTGAAAGAGTACTGGAAAATGCTAAAGGACGAAGAGAAAAGATACTTAGTGGAAAGGTTAATTGTATTCCATCTCCTTTTAAGACCTTTAGATATGACTTTCCAGGAGTAGAGCTAGGTACTTATTATTTAGTGTCTGGTGGTGCAAAAAGTTCCAAATCAAAGATAACAAACTTTCTATTTCTGTTTAATAGTATTCTATATGCTTATCATCATCCTGAATTAGTTAGATTGAAAGTCTTTTATGCTTTGCTAGAGGAGAAAGCTGAAAACATTACAGGTAAGTTTATATGTTATCTGTTATATGTACTTTCTGATAAGAAGATAAGAATTGATATAAAGACATTCAAGTCTGTTGATGAAGATAGAATACTTTCTCCTGAAATACTTGAACTTCTAGGAACACTAGAATATCAATCTATCCTAAGATTCTTTGAAGAACATGTAATTTTTATTCCAGACAGAAATCCAACAGGTGTATACCATACCTTAGAGAAATATGCTAAAGCAAATGGTACTATTCATAGAAAAAGAGTTGAAGGATATGAAAAGGAAATCTTTGATTATTATGAACCAAATGACCCTGATGAATATGTTCTTTGTATCATAGATCATATCTCTTTGATAAGTTGTGAAAGAGGTATGGATTTACGTAACTCTATCAAAAAACTATCTGAATATCTTAAGATTGTACGTAATAAGTATAACTATATCCCTGTGGTTGTACAGCAACAGAATAGTGAGAGTCTATCCCTTGAAGCATTCAAGGCTAATAAGATTAGACCTACACAAAAAGGATTAGCTGATAGTCAGGATCCTGGTAAAGATTGTGATGTAATGCTAGGTATTACTTCTCCATTCTCTTGGGAACTAAAGGAATATCTAAAGTATGATATAACAAAGCTTAGAGGATATTGTAAGTTCCTAGAGATTGTATTGGGTAGAGATGGCGAGAGTAATGCTATCTTAGGAATGTATTTTGATGGTGCTACAGGATTCTATGCTCCACTGCCAAAATATGATAATATCTCAGAACTTAATAAAGTATATCAGTTAATTCAAAGGAATCAAGAGAGTACATCTAAGTAATTCTTTTCATTTTTCATAGTATAATTAAAAGCATCTTGCCTATGCAACTTTGTATAGGTATATTTGCAGTCCAATAATTTAATTAAAAAGTAGAAGTAAAAAAATGAGTAACATTGTTTTGCCTACAGAACGTAGGAAAGCTACAGACTACAACCCTAGGTTAATGGTCTTGTTTGGTAAGCCAAAATGTGGAAAATCAACCCTTATGGCTAATCTTGACAACAATCTTATCATTGATTTGGAAGATGGTTATCGGGCATTGGATGTAATGGCAGTACAGGCAAGAAGTGCCAATGACATCTTTGAAATTAAGAATCTTATTGCACAGAAGAATCAGGAGAATGGAGGTAAACCTTTCTATCGCTTTATCACCATTGATAATGCAACCAGACTAGAGGAAATGGCTGTTTTCTATGCTGGAGTATTATATCGCCGTACCCAGATGGGTGTTAATTTTGGCTATAAGAAAGATAAGATTGGTAATATCTTGAAGGATGCTAATGGTAATAAGGTAGTTGATCCTAAGGCAGATGTACGTCAATTACCTAATGGTGCAGGCTATCTTTATATGCGTAATGCTATTAAGGAAATGGTCAACATGTTTAAGCCTCTTTGTGATACTCTCATTCTTGTATGCCATGTCAAGGACAAGCAGATTAGAAAAAATGATGAGGAAACTACAGAGATGGCAGTAGATATTGCAGGTAAGACTGGAGATATTATCTGTGGTGAAGCAGATGCTATCGGTTATATCTCAAGACAGGCAAATAAAACATTGGTATCCTTTGTAGGTGGAGATAATGCCATTAGAGGTTCAAGACCATTACATCTTAGAGAAAAAGTATTTCAGGTTGCAGAATCTGATGATAAAGGTAATATCAAGGTAGATATGAGTAAGATTTTCCTTGATACAGCAAATTAAACAAAAAACATTCAATTCATAAATAACAATTTAAAATTAAAAAACAATGGAAAAGAGAATTTCATTTGATCAGTTTCAGTCAGTAAAGCGTGTAGCACAGGCTTGTAATCCACTTATGGTAAAACGTGAGAAAATCAAGGCAAAGATTGAAGCCTTCAATAAAGAGTATAATGACTATGATACTCAGATTGCTTCATTGGAGGCAGGTATCAAGCAGGTAGTAGGTTTCCGTGTAGAGGAGCTTGTAAAGAAGGTTATTGAACCAGGTGTAGATGCCAATGGTCAGCCTAAAAAAACTACCAAGTATCTTCCTACAGATATTGTTTCCTATGATGAGAATAAGAAGCAGTTCATTGTATCTATTCCAGATAATGCCTCAGAAGAGGAACCAAAGTCCTTTTCTGAAAGTGAAGAAACAGCATCCCCAAGTGAGGAGAATAACATGGAAACCTCAACTGAGAGGCTTGATACTAACGCAGGAACAGAGGATGAAGATACACAGGCAGTAGAGGTAGAAAGTGTACCTACTGATGCTCCAATCTTTGAGTAATTATAGTACAAACAAATAAATAGTAAATAATAATAACAAATTAAATTTTAAACACAAACAGTTATGAGGATTAATAATAGTTACAGTTTCCTTGCTATTGGAAAGACACAGGAGTCAAAAGAAGCTCAGGAGTTTAAGAAGTATGTAGGTGTAGGATCTTCCTTTGTAGTAGCAGTCAACCCAACAAAGAAGGAACTTGAAGAAATCTATGGACATGAAATTGCCAATGACCCAGAGTATGTTGTTGATACTGATAATGGTAAGGAAGCACGTATTACATTTATTGTAAAGACAGACCCAGAGACTTGTAATGGTGTGGAGATGATTAACAGAATGATGTTTACCTTGCGTAATGCTCCTGCATACAATAAAGATCAGACTCTAGTTCAGGTTATTGATAAATTTGGTAATGTTACTTGGGCTAATGCTGAGGATGCAAAGGCTGGCAAACCAATTCTTACAAAGAATGGAAATCCTGCAAAGATTGCTCCTGACTATCGTATTGCATGTGTAGGTGAAGCAGACCTCATTGGCTTCTTGAAGCCTTATCTCTGTGTAGGTGATGCCTTCAACTATGTCAATAGTACTTGGGTATTAAAAGAAGATACAAAGGACTTTGTATTTGGTCTTGAGCATATCAAGGACTACTTCAAGGGTGATTTCTCCGAGATTAAGGAGGCTATTGCTCTTCAGCCTAATAATAAGGTAAAGCTCCTCTATGGTGTACGTACTACAGATGAAGGTAAGCAGTATCAGGCTATTGCTACACGTAATGGCATGATTCTCCCTAACTATGCAGGTTCTAAGGCACTTGCACGTTTGGAGAAAGACCTTGCAAATGCTAAGGATAATGGTTCCTATGCTTCAACAGAGTTTGCTGTACAGGAACTTACAGAGTATAATGTACAGGCAACTAATCTCAATGCTGCACCAATAGAGACAGGTACTGCTTCTGGCAGTGGGGATATGCCTTGGGATTAAACCCTAGAATTAACCCTTTTAAAGTAATAATCTTATGGTAGTAGGTAAAACTTCTTCTAGTATATCAAAGACCGAGATATTCAGTAAGTTCAGTGAGACACAGGTATTATGCACTGTGTTTCCTGAGATTACTGAAATCCCATGTGTAATCAATTCTCCTTTAAGAACAGACAACCACCCATCCTTCAGCATTTATATGAGCAACAGCAATCATATTATGTATAAGGATTTTGGGAATAACAATGTTCAAGGAGGATTAGTTGATTTATTGTGTGAGTATTGGAACTGTACTTTTAATCAGGCTCTTGATAAAATCTGTAAGTTAATGATTAAGGATGATAACGTAACCATTAAGCCAAAGCAGATAAAGACACTAACAAGAAAGGAAGCCAACCAACTTACTAAGTTAGAAGTGAAGGTCAGACCTTGGAGAGAGTATGATTATGAGTATTGGGCATCTTATGGCATCTCAAAGCAATGGCTAAAGTATGCAGAGATATATCCTGTCTCCTATAAGATTATTACTAAAAAAGATTCTACAACTGGTAAGAGTAAAAGGTATACTTTCCCTACAGATAAGTATGCTTACTGCTATGTAGAAAGGAAAGAAGGACAATTACAACTAAAGTTATATCAACCATACAATATCAAAGGCTATAAATGGTGTTCTAAGATGGATGCATCTGTCATAGGCTTATGGACAAAGATTCCAGAGTATGGTGATAGAGTTGTAATCTGCTCATCTTTAAAGGATGCATTGATTATTTCTTGTCAGTTACATATACCAACCATTTGTCTACAGGGTGAAGGATATTCTATGTCTGATACTGCCATTAATGAATTAAAAAGGAGATACAAAAAGATATTTATCAGTTTTGATACTGATGAAGCAGGTAGGATAGATGGAGAAAAATTAGCAAAGCGTACAGGTTTTACTAATATAGTTCCCAATCTAGGTAGTCAGAAAGACTTTAGTGATTTTTACAAAGCCCTAGAAGACAAAACACAATTCAAACAATTAGAAAAATTATTCAATTAACAAAAGAAAATTATGGAAAGAGAAATTTTGATCGCAAATACAAAGACTCAGAAGAGAAGTAAGGTAACTACCAGTGCTACAACACTTGGAGAATTGAAAGCAGACTTACGAGCTGCTGGTATTGACTATAATGGTATGACCTTTATAGAAGGTATCTCTAAGACCCAGCTTCTTGATGATGCTACTCAGTTGCCACAGAATGTAATGTATAAGGGACAGCCTACTAATAACTTGGTTATTCTTCTTACCAATACCAAGAAGAACATTGCTTCTGGTACTATGTCTAGAAAAGAAGTGTATCAGGCTATTAAGGACAATAACCTTCAGGATGCAGTAAAGGAAGAGTTTGGTAGAAACTTCACACAGGTTCCTACCAGTGATTTGTTGGTATTTCTTGCACAGGATGGTAATGCTGAAGTAACAGAGACACTTGATGATAAGCCTTCAGACACAGAGAATAATGATATTATTACCTCAGAGGTTAAAGAGGAGGAAACTCCTGATACAGAGGACGAGGATCTTTCTAATTATGTTAGTGATATTATTACTGATACTCGTGTAGATTCTACTGTAAATTCCTTGTATGTTCATATTGCCATGCTAGTAGATAATGAAGTTCTCTCCGTTGCAGACCTTGAGGAACTTAGTGCAGATATTGAATATCTCACTAAAGTTGCAAAGAAAGAACAGAATACAGTAGAAAAGCTTCCTTTTGAGGAGACACCAAAGAAGGCAGTAAGTACTTTTGATGGTAGTATTACAGATGATGATATTGATGATATGCTCGATGAGCTTGGAGTATAATACATAACTGTTTGGCATTTAGTTGTGTAAGGGAGTAGAGAATAATCTCTGCTCCCTTTATTTTTCCAATTAAATAAAGTAAAGTTATGGAATATACAGTAAATCAATTATATCAATATCTCTTTGAAAAGCCTCTGGCTATCTATGAAATATTCAAAGGGTTCTTTGGTGAGGATTTTGTAGATATACAGACTTGTCAAGGAAGAGAACTATCATCATTCAAAGAGTATTTACTTGCAAAGATATGTGATGAGTCCTTTATGCCAAAGGAGGTAGCAGAAGAAGAGTATAATCTATCTTTTAATATTACAGAGATGCAATTAAAAGAGTTGAAGACTACTTTAGAAGATAAAAGACTCATTATCTATGTATGGTGGCCTAAAGTAACTGTCACTAATGAATATAACAAGTCTGTAAATATCCAAGACCTTTATGCTAAGATAGAAATTCAGAATGATGGTACAATTCCTTATGAGTGCAATGGCTTTAGACTTAATAGGGCTACTTACACAAGAGAGCAATTCCTAAGTAACTACATGCATAGTCATATCAATACAATACCAAAGAATAACTTCACTCAATTCCAAATACCATGTTTAGGTAGAGGTCCAATAATCAGTACTATTGGAACATTGAAAAATGAATATGATGAAACTACCTGGATGTTGTTCTGTCAAGAACTAAGCATGTATGTAACTGTAGAATCAATATCAGGTGGGCCATATCATAGAATGGAAATTATAGGAAATGTATCTCAGAATCTTATGTATTCAGGTTATACCTTTGGTTATGCAGGTAAAGCTGATTTTCTATCTCTATTTACAAATGATGACTTAAAAAAGTTTATCCAGTATTACTTGAAACATGGTCATCTGTCTTTTAGATATATGAATAATATATTCACTTGGGGAATGCCTTATTATGAATACATTATTGATATCAGTAATTCCTTCATTGACTTCTACAATAAGTATTGCAGTACAACAGTCAGGAAATTGGATAGCTGTTTTAGTAAGGGCATATTAAAGCAAGTTATTGTTGCTGATGGAAAGTTTTATAATGAAGGCGATTATAATAGTTTTGATATTAATAATTTTAGTGAATATCAAGATAAGCCAGTATTAACATTTAAAGGTAAGGAAATACATACTACCATTATTATTAATAAACAAGGCAGTGAATCAACTCTGATTACAGTTATCAGTAATAATGTAGCTATGTTCATACTGCAAAAAATTCTTAGAACAATTAATTTCAGATATAAAAATGAACACAACAATAAAAACAGAAGAAACCAAGAAGTTACCCCAACTTGTGAAAGGGTCATCTATCTATAAACTCATTGTTCCTGAGAATGTAGAAGAGAAAATTAGATATATACTTAGAAAGTTCCCTAGCACAGAATGGTCAGGAGTATTGTTTGTAACTCATGAAGGTTCCTTTGAGAATAATGATCTGGTAATTACCTGTAAGGACATCTATCCTATGGATTTAGGTAATGCTACTTTTACAGAGTTTACAATGAATGAGGATGTAGCTGCATATATGTCTGAAAATATAGAGCTATTTGACTGTGATTTGCAATTAATTCATTCACATCATCAGATGTCAACTCAACCAAGTGGTACAGATTTGAATACCTTGAAAGAAGAAGGTAATGAAAGAAATTGCTTTGTATCTCTCATTGTAAACAATGCTGGAAAGTATTATGCTGCAATTACCAGAAAGATACAAACTAAATTAGAAGTAACAGTTAAGAAGTTAGGTACATCTTATGAATTCTTTGGTGATGGTTCTAAAGAGGTAGAACATGATAATACAGAGACAACAAAGGTCATAGAAAAAGAAGTTATTGAGTACTTTGACCTTGAAGTAGAAAGACATGAGATACCTAATACCCTAGAGTATCTGAATGCTAGATTTGAAGAGATAGCTAAGAATAAAGTTGCAGAAAGAAAGAATAATTTGGATTCATCTAATATAGCACCTACAGGTCATTTCTTTGATTGGATGCACAGTAAGCCTGTACCTAAGGAACAAGATCTCTTTGGTGATACCCCTGATAAAGAAACTCCAGTGATTCCTTACCTTAGGGAGGACCACATGTTCAATCCATCTATTACTGATTATTGGCAACCAGACCCTAAGAAAATTCATGCAGCTGTTGTCCACATGATTACATGTAATTTGATTATTAATCCAGATAAGTTTGACCTCAAACAATGGGTTACAAAGCACATGAAGAATGTTTATATAAAGATATTTGGAGAATCAAGTATCTATGAATGTGAACATAACACATGTGGAGCATTCAGTGAATGGAGGGACTTCATCATACAGCATACATTGGATTACTTTGATACCACAGATGTGCCTGATTCCATGTGGAATGATGTCAATTTATTCCAAAGCAGAATAGCACAGGCAATGAGGGATGAAATTATGGAGTTTATAGATGTAAATCCTTATATTGAAGCTTACAATGAAGCTCTTGTTTTAAATATTGTAGAATAATTTATGGATGTAAATATGAATGATATTAATGATATTCTTCAGAATCTAGAAATGCCAGTAGAGGATTCTAATAGTTCTCAAGATTCTACTCCAACAGAAGAAACAAACATGTCTCTTTCTGATGAAGAACTTGATGAGATTATAGAAGATAATGGTCTCTCAGAAGAATCTGAGGAGGAAGAAACTTATTATGAAAACCAAGGAGAAGGAAATGATATTAATGTAGAAAATGTGACTGTAGATATTGCTCAAGAAGGAGGAGATATAACAGATGTTTTTTACTCTTTACCAATACCTGAGGAAGAAGAGCCTCAAGAGGAATCAGTAGCTATTACAGAGAATAACATATCTGATAATGCAAAGATTCCTCTTAACTCCCCTACTCTTCTCATTGATGAATCTACTACCAGATTCTCTGGTGCAGAGTGGTTCAATGAAATACAGAAAGCCAGAATCATTGTAGCAGGAATTGGAGGTATCGGAAGTAATGTAGCCTTTCAGTTAGCAAGAATGATTCCTGCAAATCTTACTCTCTATGATGATGATAATGTAGAGATGGTGAATATGGCAGGTCAGTTATTCAGTAATAATAATATTGGAGAATCTAAAGTAGATGCCATAGCCAATATGATTTATAGCTATACCTCTATGAAGCAGGTATTGGCTATAAAAGATAAGTTTACTTTAGACAAAGAACCTGGAGATATTATGATTTGTGGATTTGATAATATGAGGGCTAGAAAAACTTTCTTTAATTCATGGTGCAATCATATTTCAAATAAATCAATAGAAGAAAGAAGTAAATGCCTATATCTGGATGGAAGATTAAGTATGGACACTCTTCAGATATTATGTATCAAAGGGGATGATCAGTATAATATTGACAGATATGAAAGAGAATTCTTGTTTGCTGATTATGAAGCTGATGCTACAGTATGTTCTAGGAAACAGACTACCTATTTGGCTTGTATGATTGGTTCACTAATGGTTAATCTCTTTACAAACTTTATAGCCAATAGTCTGCATCCTGTCATTCCTTATGATTTGCCTTTCTTTACTGAATATGACGCTCAGAATATGTTATTTAAAACAGAAAGCTAATGAGAGATTTAAAAACTGCAATTTCTTATTGTTTTGAATGTATTGCTGCTGATAGTTATAGCATAAGTAGAAGTATAAGCTTTACAGATAAGTCTTCTTATATGCTAATCCCTGTAACAGGAGATAACATTGAAATCCCAACAATGGCTATGTATTCTCTTCCTACATTGGAAAACAAGATTCTACAAAAAGAACCTATAGATGCACTGGTAGTAAATTTGAATAATAATGGAGGATACTCATCATTTAAATCTGTAAGTGCAAGTATTAGAGATGCATTTACAGTCTTGTATAAAAATGCCCATTTGAGGAAGCTGATAACTGTTGGTGACCCTGAAAAGACATATTATGGAACCTATGGAGCTATCTTTGATGAGAACTTCAAGCCAATAGTAATGCTCTCATGGGAATTAAAGAAAATATATAGGGATGATGATCAAGATCCTTTTAGGTACAAGTTTATCAGGCCTATACTTAGAGTAGCTCCTGAAGTATTTATAAACAAAAGCAATACTGTAGAACGATTTATTATCAATCAGATTATTCCTACAGCATTATCAGTAATTTATCTTAGTTCTCCTATCTTTCATAGAAGTATGTTATATGAGAGCAATAGCAGTAACTGTGATAAAAAGGTAAAGGTATTGATAGAAAAGATTCCTTTTATTATAAAAGAAACAGATGTTCCATCTATCTCTACTACTAATGAAGAGTTACTTGATACTGCTTTAAACTATATAGATGAAATAGTAGAATGACAATACAGGAATACTTTGGAGACTGGTGTAAAGTTGTAGATATAGCAGAAGCTGAAAGACTGACTAAAAGATTAGTAAATTCAAAACAAGTTGTGTGCCCTAAGATAAAAGATATATTCAAAGCCTTTACTTTATGCTCACTGCATGACTTGAAGGTAATTGTCTTAGGGCAAGATCCTTACCCAGATATCAGGAATGGTAAGCCTACAGCCACAGGCATAGCCTTTGGAAACTCTAGTGATACTCTTGAATGTAATTATTCACCATCCTTAGATGTTCTTATGGAGTCAGTTATTGACTTCACTCGTCCACATGGAAATATTATCTTTGACCCCAGTTTGGAGAAGTGGGAAGCTCAGGGAGTGCTGTTATTAAATTCAGCACTCTCCTGTCAAGCAGGTAAAATAGGTTCTCATGCACTTATGTGGAGACCTTTCATTAAATCTTTTCTCACTAATCTTTCTAACTATGATAGTGGTATTATCTATGTGCTGATGGGTTCTGAGGCTCAGAGCTTTGAACCTTACATCAATTCAAAGTATAACCATATTATCAAGATAAAGTATCCATCGTGGTATGCAAGAACACATACCAAAATGCCTTCTGACCTATGGTATCAGATAAATGATATTCTCCAAGGTCATTATGGCTTTGGTGTAGAATGGTATAAAGAGTATAATTTTTTAAATAAAGAAGAAAATGAAGAAGTATTTTATGCAGAAGACTGCTGAAGAGTTAAAGTTTGGAGATATGATTGTATTGGACTTGTCTCACGATATGGAAAATGGCCATACAAAACACCATCATCTTGAGTGCAAGTTCATGCCAGAGTTAGTTCCTATTCTCCTTGAAGAAGGTATTATTAAAGAGGAAGAAGTAAAAGAAGATAAGCCTCTTGATTTTCAGGACGATGATACATCATGTCCTTTGATGGAAGAGGTAATCAAAGCCAAAGAGGAACTTGAATTGAGAGTAGATAAACTTGAAAGAGAAGTTATAACTTTTCGTCAGTCAATAGCATCTCTTGCTGCAAAATCTGTTATTAAAAACAAGTCTCAGAAGAATGCAAGGAAGCAGAACAGAAAATAAGAAGATTAAGAATGCCTCCCCTTTAGAGTATGATGGTATCTCCTTCAAGAGTAAATTGGAGAAGATGGCTTATCAAACTCTAAAGGAACAAGGCTTCCCTGTATTGTATGAACCTAAGAAATTCATAATCTGGGAAGGCTTCAGACCAAATGTTCCTTTCTATAATAAAGATGCTAGTACTAGAATGTTGAAGATGGATAGTAAGAAAGTCATAGACATTTCCTATACTCCAGACCTGATGTTTGAGTACAACAATCATCTTATCATTATAGAGATGAAAGGATTCGAGAACAACACCTACCCCTTAAAAAAGAAGATATTCAGGAAATGGTTGGAATCAAACTATCCTAATAGTATTTACTTTGAGATTTTCACGAAGAAACAGCTTCTTCAGGCAATAGACATTATTAAAAATTTAGATTAATGGAAATAGAAAAAGAACTAAAAGATATTAGCTGGCAAGTAGATGAAGCAACATATAGAGCAGACACTGCATTAAGTTATTCTACACTTGCAAGATTTGAAAGGGAAGGCTTTAATAAGCTTGACCATCTCTTTGATAAAATTTCTACACAATCTCTACTCGAAGGTTCTATGGTAGATTGCCTTATTACTGGTTCTAGAGAAGAGTTTGATGAATTATATTGTGTTGCAGACTTTCCTTCTATAGGTGAAAAGGAACAGCAGGTAGCTAATATGTTATATGAGAGATACCATGAATCCTGTGAGTTGTTTTCATATATTCCGAATGATGTTATCCTTGCAGTAATCAATGAAGTAGGATGGCAGAAGAATTGGAGAGATGAAACCAGAGTAAGAGTTATTTCTGAAAGAACTGCTATGTATTACAACCTCAAGACACAGGCAGGCTCTAAAACTGTTGTAGATAGAGCTACTTATGATAGAGTCATTAATATGGTTAGAGCATTAAAGACTTCTCCTGCAACTCAAGGTTATTTTGCAGACAATGACTCTCTATCTCCTATCAAGAGATACTATCAGTTGAAGTTTAAAGCTAGATTTGGAGGTGTAAATTATCGTTGTATGATGGATTTGGCTGTGGTAGATTATGAGGAAAAGAAAATTATTCCTTGTGATTTAAAAACCAGTGGACATCATGAATGGGACTTTCAAGACAGTTTCTTGCAATGGAAATATCTCGTGCAAAGTATGCTCTATTGGAGAATATTGAAGGCAAATCTTATGAATGACCCATATTTCAAGGATTTTACTCTAGAAAACTATAGATTCATTGTTGTAAACAAAGAGTCTCTAACACCATTGGTATGGGAATTTCCTCTTACTAAAATGACAGGCACTCTTGTTGATAAAAATGGTAATGAGTACAGAGACCCATTTGAGATAGGTAAAGAGCTTCAGAGTTACTTGAATTTCAGACCTCAGGTACCAAATGGCATTGATAAGGATGGTATTAATATCATTGATTGTCTGAAAGTAAAAGAATAATATAACTGTATAATAATAGATATAATGTTAATAGTAAAACGTAATGGCACTAAAGAGGAATTTAATCCTGAAAAGATTGAAGGAGCAATCCTTAAAGCATTTAAGGCATGTAACTATAGAATTAGTAAGATGGACAGAAGAAATATTTCTGAGTTTATTGATAGTCTTGGTAATGATAGTCTCGCTACCATGGATGATCCTATCAAAGAAGAAATCCCTGTAGAATGTATTCAAGATAAGGTAGAGAAGTTCCTGTGTAAGCGTTGGTTTCCTGTAGGTAAGGCATATATGCTTTATAGAGAGCAGCATAAGATGGGAAGATTCATTAGAGAGAGGATAGATTATATGAATAATTATAGTAATTCTAGCCTCAATGCCTCTTCATCAAGTGAAACTGATTGTAATGCAAATGTTGCAATGAAGAATGTTGCTAATCTTGAAGGTGAAGTTTACAAGACAACCAATAGAATCATTCAACGCCAAAGAATGAAAAGTAAATTGAAGGAGTTGTTTCCTGAAGTTGCAGATCAATATGAAAAAGACTTAAACAATCATATTATCTATACACATGATGAAGCAAGTACTCCAGTATTAAAGTACTATTGCTGTGCAGTAACATTGTATCCTTTGATGGTAGAAGGTGTTGGAAATGTAGATGGCATTACTCCTACTCCACCTAATGATATTCAATCTTTCAGTGGTCAGATTACTAATTTAGCATTTCTCTTATCTTCTCAATGTAAAGGAGCTGTTGCCTTTGGAGATTACTTTGTAGCATTGAATTACTATGTAGTAAAGGAATTTGGAGAACAATGGTATAATAAGCTTGATGTTATTGTGACTAACAGTCATATTACAAAACAACACACCATTGAATATTATATCCTTAAAGGAATGAAGCAATTTATCTATGGAGTATGTCAACCGGCGGGCAACAGAAGTTATAACTCTCCATTCACAAATGTTTCATGGTATGATAAATACTACTTTGAAGCAATGTTTGGAGAATTCTACTATCCAGATGGAACTAAGCCTGAATGGAATGCAGTAGATAAACTTCAGAGAATGTTTATGAAGTTAATGAGAGAAATCAGACTTCTTACGCCAATTACTTTCCCTGTGACTACTATGTCATTATTGCACAACGGCAAAGAGTTCCTTGATAAAGATTATGAAGACTTGTGTGCTGAAGAATGGTCTAAAGGTGGTAGCTTCTTCTGCTATATGAATGATAATCCTGCATCATTGGCATCTTGTTGTAGAGTACTTAATGAGATGACAGAAAACACTTTCAGTTCTACTACAGGTATGAATGGTGTTATGACAGGTTCCTGCAATGTAATTACATTAAACCTTAATAGGATTGTTCAAGATTGGTTCAATTTTATTAATCATCTTCATTATGGTAATACTCACAAAAATTTAGAACCCAATAAGGTATTTAATAAAGACTGCTCTTTATCAAATTACTTAATAGGCATTCTTAAAAGAGTGTATAAGTATCACATTGCTTATAAGACTATGCTCTATGACCTTGAAGATAAGGGCATGTTTGCTGCATTTAATGGTAACTACATCTATATGAAGAAACTGTATTCTACTATTGGACTTATTGGTTATATGGAAGCAGCTCAATTCCTAGGACTTGATATTAGTAACAATGGAGAGTATAAGGATTTCCTGAAACTGATATTCAATACTGTCAGTGAACAGAATAAACTTCATAGTATTCATGACAAGAAAAGACCTTTCTTAATGAATTCAGAAGCTATCCCAGGTGAGAACCTTGGTGTTAAACTATTAGAGTGGGATAAAAAAGATGGATACTACACTCCTGAAGGAGCAAAGAGATATAGCTGTTATTTCTTCAATCCTTGGAATGATAAAGTATCTATCATTGATAAGTTAAAACTTCATGGAGGTGATATTGCTAAAGCACTTTCAGGAGGTCAGGCAGCCCATCTAAATTTAGATGCACATCTTTCCAAGGAACAATACAAAGAACTGATGCATATTGCAATGGAGAATGGTACTAACTACTTTACATTTAATATACCAATGTCTAAGTGTAAAGATTGTGGTCATGTAGTAAATGCTCCTATTAAAGAATGTCCTAAGTGTCATAGTAAGAACATTAGGTATTATACAAGAATCATTGGTTACTTAGTAGCTGTAGATAATTGGTCAGAAGCTATGCAGAAAGAGTTTGGGGATAGATATTTCTCAGACTTAAAGCATACAGGATTAGAATAACATAATGAGGATGTGCTATTTATTATGGTACATCCTCTTAACTTTTAAACGATGAAATACTTATATGATAAAATAACATTTCAGGAAGTTCCAGATGAGGTAGCTCTTTGCATTGCTATTACAGGATGCCAACAGCATTGTTTTGGATGTCACTCCAGGGAACTATGGGAAGATAAAGGTACACCTCTTACTATAGAAGAGTTACAGAGCCTATTAGATAAGCATAAAGGAATTACCTGTCTATGCCTCTTTGGTGGAGAGCATGATATAGATGCCCTGACAGAGTTATTCCAATATGCTTATAAGAAGGTAAAGACTGCATGGTATTGTGGTTTAGATATGCTACCAAAAGATAAACTAGGCATCATTCAGTATCTAGACTATCTGAAGCTTGGGCACTATGACCATGAGCTAGGAGGATTAGACTCTCCTACTACCAATCAGAGGTTTTATCAGATAGAACACTTCCCTAATGGAGAATATATGAAAGTAGATTTAACAAATAAATTTAAAAAGTAAAAAATGAAACAGAAAATATATATATTAAGAGATTTAATAAAGATGTAGAACTCCCAAAAATTATTGATAAAGGAGATTGGATTGACCTTAGAAGTGCAGAAGAAGTGGCATTGAAAGCACCAGTCACAAAGACTGTATCTAAAGGTAAACCAAAGGAAGTTGAGTTTAGTACAGCTCTTATTCCTCTTGGAGTAGCTATGCTGTTACTTGATGGTATGGAGGCAAATGTAGTTGCTAGAAGTGGTACCTTCAAGAACTATGGTGTTCTACAGACTAATGCCCATGGAGTTATTGATGGTGGAGAGTTTGGATATAATGGACCTAATGATGAATGGAAATTCCCTTTAGTAGCTCTTAGAAATACTACAATAGCAATCAATGAAAGAGTATGTCAGTTTAGAATTCAGCTTAGCCAGAAGGCAACAATGTGGCAGAAACTAAAGTGGCTATTCACTAGTGGAATTAAAATTATTGAAGTAGACAACCTTCCAGAAAAAGAAAATAGAGGAGGATTCTCAACAACAGGAACTAAATAAAGTAACACTATGAAGATAGCGATCCTAGATTATCAAGATGGAAGCATTATTATCAAGGATGTTCCTAAAGAACTGGAAGAACTTGATGGTGATGATATTCTAACCAATATGGGATTTAGTCAGAACACCATAGAATATATGATAGTAGATGACCAGTTACCTATAAGTATTGAAACTAAAGATTGTACTATTTACACAACATTAAAATAAAAAGCATGATTAAAAAGATTATTCATAAATTTCTCAATATTCATCCTGATGCAATGTCCTTTCAGAACTCAATGGATCTTGCAGAATTACCAGTAGTAACATTCCGTCAAGGAGATAAGAAGATTAACTTTCTCCTTGATACAGGCTCTAATAATTGTGTTATTGATAGCAATATCCTAAAGAGCATTGACCATAAAATGCTTGATGTAGAAACTAACATCTTAGGGCTTGAAGGTAATGCTCAGAAAACTGGAGTATGTACTATCAAGATGTCTTATAAAAATAAGGAATATGAGTATCCTTATGTTATTCAGGATATGAGTGCAGCCTTTGATTCCATTAAGAAAGAAACTGGAGTTACAGTCAATGGTATGCTTGGCTCAAAGTTCTTCAATGAGTTTAAGTATGTTCTAGACTTTGATGAACTGATAGCATATAGTAAAGAATGATATATTTTGTATCTAAGCAACAGTCTCTATTTGAAAGTGAAAATTATAAACCACTATCAATAGAAGAATCTATAGAGATGATTAAGTCCTGGAAAATCTTCATGTTTGATACTGAAGGTACAGGACTTGATTGTCATATAGCAAAAGTGCTACTTATGCAGTTTGGAAAGATGGATAAATCGATTCAGATTGTAGTAGATTGTACAACTGTAGATCCTTTACTCTATAGAGAAGTTATAGAACAGGGTTTTCTTGTAGGACAAAATCTTAAGTATGATGCAAAGATGCTAATGGCAATAGGTATCTTTATAAGAAAGTGCTATGATACCATGATAGCAGAAATGCTTAGATACTTTGGATTTCCTAGAATACCAGTTTCTCCAGAAGAATATGAAGAACAAAAGTATGATTTTCCCTATCATATAAAGCATACAAAAGCAACAAAGGATAAACCAAGCTATTCATATTATGAGTTAAGCTTTGCTCTTGATGCTTTAGGATATAAATATCTTGGAATAAACATAGATAAATCCATCAGAGGTACTATTAAATATGTAGGTATAACAGAGGAAGTAATAATCTACGGTGCTAATGATGTTATTCATTTAGGAGACATTATGAATGCCCAAATAGAATATTTCAAATCTATTAATGCTATGCCTGCTTTACAAATAGAATGTAGTGCTGTCTTATCCCTTGCTTATTTTGAGTATTGTGGAGTTAAAATTGATGAGGACAAATGGATGAAAATCTATAAAAGAAACTGTACTGACCTTCAGAAAACAATAGATGCTCTTAATACCTTTGTCGTAAACTTAGGAAATAGAAAATTTATTAGAGAAGCTATTCAGTTAGATTTATTCCAGGATGTAGATACTTCTAGTAAATCAAAGTGTAATATTAACTGGAGTAGTACTGATGATGTTGTTCCTCTCTTAAAGTACTTAGGATTTAACACAAAGGGTTGGAACAAAGAAAAGAAGGAAGAGACAGAAAGTAAAGGTGCAGACCTTGTTAAAAAGCAAAAGAATATTAATCCTGAATTTGCAGATTTATATCTAGAATACTCTAGATTAGATAAACTTTGTTCTACTTATGGCCCACAATATACTAATGCAGTAAATCCTAAGACGGGAAGACTTCATACTGAATTCCGTCAGCTAGATACTGTAACAGGAAGATTGTCTTGTGGTTCTCAAAAGCAGAATGAAGACTTAGCTAAACTAAAAGGTCTCCCTTTAAAACCAAGAAAAGGACATCCTGAAGATGTATGTGCATATCCTCAGATTCAGAATCTCCCTAATACTGATGAAGTAAGATCCTGCTTCATTGCGGAAGAAGGCAATGATTTTATCTCTATAGATTATAATAGTGAAGAGTCAAGGCTTCTAGCAAGTCTATCAGGAGACAAAGGTATGCTTGAGGTATTTAAGAAAGATTATGATATGCATAGCTATGTAGCTTGGCTAATATATCCAGAAAAGATACCTAGAGATATTGACATTAGAGATATTAAGAAGAAATACCATGACCTTAGACAATCTGCAAAAGGACCAGAATTTACATTTGCTTTCCTAGGTAACTGGGCAACGCTTGTTGGAAACTATGGTATGCCTAAGGAAGAAGCTATGCAGATAGAGGACAATTATAAGAAAGGTTTTGCTGGAGCTACTAAGTATCAGGATGAATGTAAGAAGTATACTGAAGCTACAGGAATTATCAGAGTATGTAGGGAAACAGGGCATATTTCTAGATGGTGGGACTGGAAGAAATGGTATGCTAGACAACGCTCTAAAGAGTTTTGGGACAGCTATAGAGAAAGAAAAGAGGCTGGATTACCAAGAAGTAAGGAAGCCGATGAGCACTTTGCAGCAAGGAACAAATATGATAAGAATAGTGTCAATAGTACTACACAAGGATTAGGTGCTGTAATATTTAAAGAGTTCACTTATAAACTATACTTATGGATTCTTGATAAAGGTTACCAGAATAAGGTAAAATTCTGTGTACCTGTACATGATGAAATTTGTGAAGAGTGTCCTAAGGAACTTACTCAAGAAGTAGTAAAAGCAACTAAGCACTTTATGGAAACTATTGGAGCAAAGTATTGTCATAGGCTCCCACTCCCAGCAGAAGAAGAAATTGGTCCATTTTGGAAACATTAATTATGGTTTTAAAAGAAGAAGAATTAATAGATATTTGGAAGTACTTCCAGTATTGTTGCTTACCTTCCATCACTATGGCTAGGTATGCTTACCTAGATTACATTGAAGACATCAAGAAAGAAAAGATGTTCTATAGACATGAGATCAAGCAAGCAATTAATAAGATAGGCAAATACTTGGAAGTACTTCCTAATAGACTGATGGATGTAAGTAGTCAGAATGTAAGGTATATGAACATCCTGAATGACAACATTGAGGAGCAGTTTGAAAATGAAACTGAAGAACTGCATAGAGCAATCTTTATTTCATTCAGAAATGCTAAATGGGAACATACTGAATGTTTAGCTTCTCTTCATTATATTCTAACTATGATGAGTATAGCTTCAGCTACATTCAACCAATGTTGTGAGGACTTGAAGAAACTTTCTGGTAAGGATGCAACTGAAGCTTTTCATATTTATAGCTTATCTGAAACTTCAGAAGAATGGCTTAAGATAGTCAAGAAAGCTAATTCTATGTTTGATAACAATAAGAAAGCAGAAACTGTAGACTTAAACAATATCAGATGCACTAAGGCTGTAGATGCCATCAGAAAGAAACTGGCTGATATAGAAACCTTACGTATAGCTATGAGAAAGTCTTATCCTTGGAGTCTTAACTATAAAGAAGGCATTTCTTTTGAGGAATCTGCTGACTATCTTATAGTAAATAGTAACAATCAAAAACTTGATAAATGTGGTTAAAGTAATGGAATTTATAAGAACATTCAGAGAGAAGCAACAGACTTCTCGGCAGAATACTATTTTAGCAGAGGCACATAATGCTATCTGCCTAGCTGACTTTGATGATACAATCTACATTGCTTACAATGGAACACCTCTAGTACCTGTAGAGAATACATGGACTCAAAAAGAGATTCTAGCAAAGTTAGAAGAAACTCGCAATAGCTTTATTAATTATAAGATGAAGCAGATTAATCAGCCAAAGGTAGCAGCAATGCTATAGTAAAGAACATTAAAATCAAATAGTTATGCTAATAGAAGTAAAAGTAAAGGTTGCCTGGAAGATAGATGGAAAGGTAAAGAAGAAAATAGAGACATACATCCTTGATAAGGAAGTATTTGCAGAAGCAGAATATGAAGTATTGTCTCTTCTTAATCAAGATAAGATTGATGGAGAAGTAGAAGACTTTGAGATTACAGGCTTGAAACTGTCTGTTGTCAAGGAAATCATTACCCAGTATGAAGGGAACTATACATTCATAGCAACTCTAAGGGATACTACCCTACTTGATGATGGTAGCGAGAAGACTATTAAATATAAAGTTCTTCTATGGGCTAATAATATTGCAGAAGCTATGACTCATACTAGAGAAATTTCTCAACAAGGTTATGATATGCAGATAGATGGTCTTAAGGAAGTGAATTATACATACTTAAATTCTCAGGAAAATGAAGAATCAGAGTCCACAGAAAATCAACTCCCAGAAGGAGCTTGATGATTTAATCAAGAATGTAAAGGGAGGATATCCTTTAGAATGCTTTGTTCTCCTTAACTTTGGAGCAAGAAGTTCTAAGGACATATCTCTTAATGAGAATAATGATTATCATATCTACAATGAGGTAGATGACTCAGAAGAAACTATAGTACATAGTCAACTTATGAGTTCATTCATTGGAGAAGCAATTAGTAAAGGAGCATTATATAAATATTAATATGATACAAAAAGGAGATAAATTTGTATGCATTAAAGATGTCATGATGGATGGTGACCCAAAGGACATTGTTTATCATAAAGGTAAAGTCTATATTTGTGAAGAAAATGAGTGTATAACGGATGAACAAGGAAATATAGGCCATGTTTGGGAAGAATATAGTAATATAGAGAATAATAATCTAGAAGATTATTTTATAAGAGTACCAGAAGAGTTTGTATCTCAAGAATCTACACCTCAAAAGGAAATGGTTAATCATCCTTTGCACTATCAAGGTCTTGAAGTAAATGGTACTAATGTAGAATGCATTGAGGCTATGGAAGGTCTTAAAGGTTGGTATAATACAGCCATTTTCTGTGAACTGAATGCCTTCAAGTATAATTGGAGAGTAGGTGAAAAAGATATGATTCCTCAGGAGCTTGGTAAAATTGCCTGGTATGGAGATAAAGCAAAGGAGTTATGGAATAAAGCTTTACGTTGGGTATATCCTAAGAATGGACATAAGTATGCTATTGTAAACCAAGGTGTCACAAGGATGAAGAATCCTACCACAAAGGAATGGATAGATGCTATTATTTATACTGATGGTAAAGGATTCTATGTTAGAGATGTTAGTGATTTTAACAAGAAATTTAAGTTAGAAGAATGAGTTTAGATTTATATATTTACAGTAAGACTCCTGTGCTTCATAGAGGTACAAGAGTTTATATTAGAGATAACGGGGAAACAAGAGAGCTTGAAACTAAGCAGGAAGTTCTTACTTATTTTCCTGATATTGATCCTGATGATATTGAGGAGAAGACTTATGAGAGTAATACTTATTTCCATACCAACCTCACTCATAATCTGACAGATATGGCTGATGAATGCAAGGTTATTGGTAAATGTATCTCTAAGAAAGTAGGTAACACAGTAACTCTCTATGACCTTCTATGGCATCCAGATGATAATTTAGGTATTAAAACTCCTAATATGGACTATCTGGAAGATGTGATAAGATGCTATAGAAAGTTATTGAAGGAAGGAGATTTCTTCAAAGACTTCAATCCAGATAATGGTTGGGGAACATACGAGCAATTACTTAGAAGAACTAAGGAATATATAAAGGCTCTAACATCTATCTCTGATGATTTTGAGAACTATACTATTTATGCTAGTACATAAACTAATTGATTATGGATGACAATGATATTGTATATGAGGATTTCTCTGATTTTCTAGAAAGAGGTAAAATACAAGAGAAGAAAAAGATTGAAAGAAGGAAAGGATATAAGTATATTCTTAGGCCTCATATTCCTATAGATGTATATAGCCTTGATGGAAAGCTTCTAGGTTCTTATGATTCTATCAAAGAAGCAGCAAGGGAACTTGAAATCTCATACGTAAGAATTTAGACTTAAATAGAAAAGCTGGAGATAAACTTTTTGTACTTAAAGGGGAATCCTTTGAAGATAAAAAGAAGGCTATGGAAACCCATAGATACATAGATGGAAGAAGGAAAATTACCAGATCCTCTTTGGGAATTAAGGAGTATACTATAAATGGTACCTTTGTTACATATTGGAGTACTCCACTTGAAGCAGCTAAAGCCTATGGTCTCAGAGCACATGATATATCAAGATGCCTAAAAGGAGAAAGGCTTACTGTTGGTGGTAAGATATTCCTTCCTTCATTGGAACCAATATCAAAAAGACTTAATAGAATTAAAAAGAAAAAGAAATGAAAGATAATTATCCAATTGGAGCTGCTTTAGATCCTTCTGCTCCATATAACCAATCAGATCCAGAGCCTGTAGAAGTGGATTGCTGTGTATCTTATAGCTTGAGTAAATCAATGCCTGTAAAAGTTCATAACTATAATATATCTGAGGAGTACGAATCAGACATAGATAATGAGGGGCATAGATACTGTCATAAATTTAAGGAGAATCACTTTGATGATACCAACTTCATTGAAGAGTTTAAGAATGATAGTGATGCTCTTGGGATTCCTATCCTACTTAGGGAATTACAGAATTTATGTAAAGAAAACATAGAAGTACGTAAGAGACAAATAGAAATAACCAAGAATGTTGATGGCTATGAATTTATAAAAATACTTGAAAAAGATATTCTACACTATGAACTTCTTATAAAAGCTTCAGAAGGCTGGATTGTGGATGAGTTAGATGTATGTCAAGAGTAATTAAATAGAAGTGTTATGATTACAGATTTATCAATAAACTATGAATATGAGGGACTTCAATACTTTATCAAAGTGCCTTCAGATGACAATAACCTTCCATATAACCTAGCAGAAGCATTCAGGGAAGTTATTGAGAAATCAAATGCAAATCCTGATATAGTGATAGAACAGTTGATTCAGAATTTTGGTTATGTAACTAAAAAGGTAGATTTATGACAAAGAATAGTATAACATTAAGTCCTAAACATGGTGTTAATCCATCAGTCTTATGCTGCATTTGCTGTGGGAAAGACTATGGTGTAGCCATGTTAGGAAAACTCAAAGGAGACAAGGAAGCTCCAAGAGAAATATTCCAAGGTCTTTGCAATGATTGTGAAGGGGTTGTTAAGCAAGGTGGAGCTATGATTATTGAAGTAGTTGATGGTGAAACTTGCAATAATCCTTGTAGAACAGGAAGACTAGTAGGCGTATCTAAAGACTTCAAGGAAAGAAACCATCTTGAAAACTCTATCATGTATATGCCAAGGTCTTTATTCTCCAAAGTCTTTGGTGAAGTGAATTTCAGTAAACAATAATTCTTAAAGTGTAAAGCTATGTACTTAGATAATGGAAGAGAAATATATGAATGTGACCAATATCCAGGTTATTACATAGATGCTAATACTGGAGCTTTCTGTGACGAAGATGGTCACTATATTGGAGGTAATATAGATGAAGGTGATAAACCAGGAGGTAACCATATTAATATATGTACTAGAACAGTATGGGTATCTAAATCTGGCAAGCTGTATTACCCTGAAAGAAATAAGACTGCTACCATTCCTTTGCCTCTTGAGGAAGCTAGAAGAAGAAGGTATAAACCTTCAGCAGGTTATAAGAATTATATAATTAAGCAAATTAGGAAAAGAAACTAAAAGATTAAACAAATGAAGTTAATTAATCCATCAGTAGAACTCATTACTCAGACACCAGGTCTTGAGGGTATTTATAAACAAGTTGAACGTGTAGGTAGGGTTTGTTATAAGTCAGAAGATAAAATTACAGAAGATAGTGCTAAGCCATTTGTAGAGAGAATGGTTAAGATGCAACACTATGCAATGCTAGAACATGGTACTGTATATTTGGCTGCTCCATATAATAATGAAGATTTATTGTTCTGGAAGGTAGCAAATAGTCCATATAGTAAAGGTGTATGTGATGATAAATCTAATCTGCTTTGTCTTACAACAAACCTTAGAGTAATAGCAGAATTAAATGCTTGGGAAGTTATTGACAAATATCTTTGTGAACCAACAGAATCTCATGCTAAGAGAATCTGTCTAAAGTTCATTACATCTATTGGAGTATCAAGGGAATTTAATCGTCATAGAACAGCCAGTATTGCAGAACAAAGCACTCGTTACTGTAATTATTCTAAAGAAAAGTTTGGAGGAGAAGTTACTTTTGTAATACCTTCTTGGTTAAGTTTTAAAGAAGGTAGTTATAACCAAAGAGATTATGATAAGGACTTCTATACTAATGATAGTCCAGAATATAGTTATATGATACATCTTCTTACAGCAGAAGCTACATATCTCAAGCTCATCAATGATAGATGGCAACCTCAGCAAGCAAGAGAAGTACTCCCTTTAGCTACAGCAACAGAGGTAGTATATACTGCTTTTGAAGATAACTGGAAACACTTCTTTGACCTTAGATACAGAGGTACAACAGGGCAGCCGCATCCTAATGCTTTGCAAGTAGCTTCTATGGCTCATGATTTAATAATTAAAAAATTAGGAAGGGACTTGTAATATGACTCCAGAAGAATTTTTAATTAACGACCATTCTTATAAATTACAAAAGTTAACTTCACTTTTTATTTGTAATGTAAACACACTTGCCAAGCAAAGAGAGGCTTATGAAAGTGGAGTGAAAGTAGGATGGAAAATTGGTAGACAAGATTTAGAAAATACTTTTATCCACCCTAATAACAGAAATTTGTCCTTACAAGAATATAATGACATAATGCTTATACTTAAAGCCTTTGGATATACTTTTTCTTATATACATGACTCTCCCATTAATAAAAATATTCATCCTGGACTAAATATTTTTAAAAATATAGATAACTATAATAGAGGATTATGTATTCAAGACACTACTAAAGAAAAAATTATTCAATTAATAAAGGAGGATAAGCAATTCGGACTTTATGCATATTAAAATATTCAATTATGAGTAGTTATTTATCAATTTATATTGTTCCTAAAAGGAAATCGGATAAAGAAGAAAAGAAGCACATCCTTGTAGCAGCCTTCTCTCGCAATACTGAAATATATCAATACTTTAATGAAAATATACATCCTGCATATAATGGTAACAAGGAGCATCCTTATACTATTATAACAAAAGATAAGATAGAGGATGTTATAACTGATTTAAGCAGAGATATAAGTAGTTCTAAAGATAGACTTATAGAGTATGAAAAATATGCTAAGGATAATCCTGACTATATTCAGGAGATTATTGACCTAAAGCAGTATATCTCAGACCTTCAATATACCCAAGGAGAAGTATGCTTTATAGAAGAGATGATAGATGGTATTGATTTCTATGAGGAAATAGAAGAAGTATGTTGTAACATTGATTAAAATATGAATAATGATTTTAGTAAAAAGAAGGTAGATTATAAAATAAATATAAAGAATACATATACAGAACCTCTTACTGAAGAGTATCTTATACAGGTTTGTAAAAAACTGTTTACTTCAACACCAGAAGAATTACAAGCACAAGCTGAAAGAGAGAAAAAGGTGAGTAGAAATATTGATTTCTTTATGCATCTTCCTAAAAATGCAGTATTAGAGAATTTTTCCCAGGAAGAAATATTAATTCTATCTTATATAGTAAGTCAAGCTGCAACTGGTAATCTTCCTATTGTAGGACAACAGGGTATAAAAACTATGGAGAAAGCTGTTAAGTACATTGATTGTCAATGTACTTTAAAAGATAGCTTCTATAACCATGTTTTAAGTATTTATTGTGAATTTTTATAAAGAATGTAATATGAAAAGAACAAAATGGATTGTAGGAGTAAGGAATAAACTCTCCTCATTGGCAATGGAATGTGATTCCTATGCCGCTATTGAAGAAACCAGAATGAGAGATTCTGAAAGACAGACTCTTCAGAATATGTTAAGTAAAGCTGTTGAATGGATTGACAGTAAGATATAATACTAGGCTGAGGAGAGTATCACCCTACTCTCCTTGGCTTAAACAAAGAAACCCGTTAAATAATATAAAGATATTGATTAAGTAAGAACATCTCTTTAATTAATTACTTATCTTTGCCTCAAAATTAAATAATAAACAATTTATGGGATGCGTAAATAGAAGTAGTAAGGAGTTTAAGAATCTATCCACAAGGAATAATGTGGATAGCAACACCCTTGAGCTTATTACTCACAAGTATTGGTTAGAAGCAGGAAATGAAACTCTCTTTCCTACAGATATTTATATTCAGGCTCAGCTTGGTAATACTCATTATCAGGAGTCTGGTAAGTCTGTAAGGAAACTATGGGAGATGCGATATAATGCTCCACAGGAGTTTAAATCTCTCAGGGAGCTTCAGGTAGCTAGGAAAGAAGCATCAAACTTCTTCCCTCAGTCAGCTATTGTTCATTACAGAAATGCTAAGGGAAACTATGTCCTCTCTGTTAAGAGACCTGTGGAGACTGTTAATTATGACAAAGATAGCTTCTTTGAAGAACTGGATAACATGGGTTCTGTCAAAGATGTCAAGAAACTGAATCTTGATATTAAAGAGAATCAGACTTATACTCTTGATAAGGTACAGCAGTTATATCATAGATTCAATGAAGATAGAACCTCAAAGGTATTAGCAGATAAAGTCTTTAGTATTGCTAAGGACTTAGGTCTTGAAGTAACCTTTGGAGAAACTCTACCTTTTGGTACTATTGGTAAGTACACCAACAACAATACTATCATCTATAAGAAGTCTTTCCTTGAAAGAGATATGATGAATAGTATGAAGGCTCCTATTATCCTTCATGAAGTACTTCATGCTCTCTCTATGTATGCACTTTCTAATCAGACTAAGAATTGGAAGAGAAGTGAAGATTTGGAGAAGTTCAGAACAGAAATGAACTCCCTATATCAAGACCTTAAGACTAATCCTATTTTTAAGGGTGAGAGAGGTATTGTCGATGTTTTTGAATTTGTTGCAGAACTTGGTAATCCTGTCTTTATAAAGAGAATCCAGCAGATAGATGAACTGAATAAAGCAAAGAAATCTTTCTGGTCTAGAGTACTTGATGCCTTTAAAACTCTCCTTGGTCTTCATACTTCTAACACATACTATCAGAGGTCTATGAATGCTTTGGATAAAGCTCTTGATGCCTTTGATATTGATACCTATATGAGATATAATGGTATCAAGAACCCTTTGAGAAAAGGGTATAATGAGAAGGAATGGGAGTTCAGAACACTGTCTGATGATAAATTAAAGTCTAAAGTTTCAGAATATCTTGAGGATAAAATCTATTCTCCAGAAGTAAGTGCCATCAAGAAAAAAGCTATTGCTAATGGTACCTTTATGAAAGCACCTAATGGGGAAAATTCTAAACTTACAGAAAGTCAATGGTTACAAGTGAGAACCAAGGCTTTTAAAGACTGGTTTGGAGATTGGGAGAATAACCCTAAAGATGCTTCAAAAGCTGTAGATGAAAATGGAGAACCATTGGTAGTATATCATGGTACTCCTAAGGACTTCAGTACCTTTAAAGAAGGTATTATTTTTACTACAACAAATGAAACTGCTGCTGATAAACACTATGGTAAAGCAATGCCTTTATTTATTAATATCAGAAATGTAAAGACTATAGACTATAAAGGTAAGGATTATACTCAGAATCCTTTAAAGGAGGAATATCCTAAACCTGAGAATATCTTTGATACCATTGATAATATTGCTAGAGTTAATAAAGATAAAGGATTTGATGGTACAATTATCCTGAATGTAAAGGATTCAACTTCTTATGGCATAGATGAATATATTGCAACTAATCCAAATCAAGTTAAGTCTGCAACCAGCAATACAGGCAGATTCAGTACTATCAATAATGAAATTTATAACTATGAGATAGATAACTCTAATGTCAATGATCAACTCTCTGATAATGAAAAGAAAGATATTTTAAGAGAGATTAAGGCAATAAATGAAGCTAAAAGGTCGTTAATAGATACAGGAGGAGACAATCTCTATATCATAGATCATACTGATCAGGATGGTCTTAACCATTTGAAGAACGGTCAGAAAGGATTCCTTGTTAAGGAGATTATTGATGTAAGAGGATTAAGCAAAGAAGAAATTAGCAATATAAAAGACTGGTATAATGAAGAAGGACTTAGAGGAAATGTACAAAACTTTGTACGCAGGTTTAAAGGAAATGGGTATGAGCAAAGAATACTCAATAGCGACAGCTTTGACCTTGAAAACAGAAAATCAACTATTGACAATGTTCGATTGGATTCTAAAGCACAAGGAGGAGAAACCTTCAGAGGAAAGAGTTCTCAGAGTAGCCAAGAGAATTTCCCAGGGAATCAAATAAAGACTGGATATGATGGCACTAATCATCCAAGATATATGGATGCAGAAGCTGTCAAGGAATTTATTGATACTATGTCTAGTAAGGAACTTAGGGATGAGCTGTCTCTTATTGAGCAGGAAAGTGCTGATTATGACTTGGTAAACAATATACCAGAGGATAATAAGCATAGTGGGAAAGCTGTGCCTCAAGACTTCACCTTTACTGATGGTACTACAGTTAAAGCACCATTCAAACCTAATGCCCAGCAGATAGATGCTCTCAATGAGATGGATAGATTCATGAAGTCTAATGAGACATCTATGACTCTTAGTGGCTATGCCGGTACTGGTAAGACTTCCCTTATGGAAATGATTGCCAAGAAAGGACAGAAACAGAATAGACCTGTGATGTTCTGTGCTACTACCAATAAGGCAGCAGCAGTACTTAATGACAGAGTATCTAAAGCTGGCTTCAAAGCATCTACATTAAATAAGGTATTTGGTATCAATGTAGAAGTAGATTCAAGCAAATCTTATAATGCTAGAAACTTGGTGAATGTCTTGAAGGATGTAGATATTATGCCAGGTACTACCATTATCATTGATGAAGCTTCTATGATCAATGAGGAGAACTATAAGATTCTCAATGATATTGCCAAAGAACATCGTCTTAAGATTATCTATGTAGGTGATGAAGCTCAGCTGGCTCCTGTCAATGAGGACAAAATCTCCAAGGTCTTTAGAAATGGTGAAGGTAAAGTTATCCGTCTTACCCAAGTAGAAAGAACAGATGACAATGCTATTCTTAAGGAAGCTACAGCAATCCGTAATGGAGAACCTTTGTCTAAGGTATCATCATTCAATAGTAAAGGCGAAGGTGTTGCATATATCTCTCCTCAGCATCAGGAAGCTATCAATGAAGTTATTGATAAGTATGTTAAAGGCTTGAAGCAGAATCCTAATTATTTTAGAATCCTTGCTTATACCAACAAGGCTGTAACAGCTTATAATAATCAGGTAAGAGAACTCTTAGGCTATGACTCTCCTATTCCACATGTAGGTGAGCCTATGACAGGTTATGCAAACTGGGGATATGAATGGAGAACCAAAAGTTATAGATTCATTAACTCTGAATCCTATAAGGTAACTCAGGTAGGGAGACCTACTACAGTACAGACCAGATTAGACAATGGTACTCCTGTAGTAATGCAGGCTGTTCCTATTACTCTTGAAGACTCATTGGGCAATGTAGATACATTCAACTTTATGGACATTAAGAATAATGCTCAGAATAGACAGAGTGCTATGATTCTTGCCAATGAGAAGAAGAGGTTGTGGAATGAAGCTAGAAGAACCTATGGTAGAGAAGCTAAGGCAGCAGTCTATGCTAAGATTAATGCCATTGATTCTTTCCTTTTTGTCAATGATAACATTGAAGATAATAGCCATAACCTTTTACAGGCTAAGACTATTGACTTTGGCTATGCTCTTACCATTCATAAATCACAAGGTTCTACCTTTACCCATGTACTGATGGATGATGTAGATGTTTCTAGAGCTTCTATGAGTGGTAATAATGCAGCTAATGCTATGGAGTTGGTTGACCTTGGAGAAGAGTCTAGAAATGATGCAGCCAATGCAGAGTTAAAGAGTTCAGAAGAAGTAGATTTAGGAGATCTTAGTGATGTAGAAGTAGAGAATACTCAACCTGACCAGGCAGCTAATATCAAGCAGCAGCTTGAATATGTTGGTGTATCTAGAGCTACTGATACAGTTACTATCATTAGTAATAATGTAAAGAAGGAAGGTTCTCCTTTACATCCTACAAAAGAAGTAAAAGGAGATAAAGTAAATTCAAATACTACTCATTTGAATATTACTCCTGCTAATAGTGTAGATAAAAAGGCTGCTATAAAAGGAGCTATGGCAAATAAGTTTATTGGATTTGCAGAGGGTATCTTTAACAGCTCTACTGGAAAATATGCTCAACAAGCAGGAGATAAAGCTAATACAGGAAACTATACCTCTGATGATGTAGTCTTTGTAAGCATTCCTGGTAAAAAAGGAAATGAAGATGTTAGACATCAACAGCAGGATAGAACTATTGCTGAAGCATTAAAGGCATTAAAAGCTGGAGCAACATTGCTTACTGACAATAAGGCCTATACAGAAAATAGTACTTATAATGAAGGTGAAAAGAGATTAGCTAAAGCATTAAATAATGCGGGAGCTGTCTATTCTGAGATTCAAAAAGATAATCAAATTATTGGTGCTTGGACAATAAATACTAATAATTTTCGTTCTAAAAATAAAAATACAAAAGAAAATGGAACAGAAGAATACAAAACAACAGATGAGTTTAGAAGAGTTCAAGAAGGAAGCCGTAAGTTTTCTGAAAAAGGAATATCCGATTTTAATGAAGGAAGACGCAGCCTTAATGACCAGGATAGAGAAAGAATCGGAAGGATTCTGGGAAGACTCTTGGAGTCCAACAGCAATGGTAGCTGGCATGGTGTCCAATCTAATTTAACTCATACTAACAAAGATGGAAGTATAGGTTCATTCAATATAGGAAAGGTAGATGGAAGCCTTTTCCATGACATTTTTGAAGTTACAAAAACCTATCTCTATAATGGTGAACTAGTAGATTTACATGATGATTATTCTGATTGTAACTGCTATATAACTTCTGATGGTTTATGTGGCTTTTCCATTGAACCAAATGGTAATCTTGTAAGTGTATTCTCTCTTAGCCCTAGAACCAACAAAGGTTTCTTATATGCAATACGAGATTTCATAAAGCAAGAGGGAGCTACACATTTGGATGCTTATGAAAGTAAGAAGCAACCATTACAAGAAATGTACTCTAAGACATTAGGTTTCCATACAGCTGCAACTATGGATTACAATATGGAATATGACCATGATGATATTGCAAAGAATCATGGTAATCCTCAGGTTGTATTTATGGTTAACCATGAAGTAGCAGAGCCTAAGCACTTTGATAAAGACTCTTATGATGCTGCTCAACAGTATCAGTTAAGTCAGTTATCTAAGGAAGTAGATGGTTTATATTCAGAAGATGGTAAATCACCGCTTACTATCTATAGAGGATATGCCTTAATGGAAGACAGGGAAGCTAAAACTCTTGATGAAACTGTAGGTAAAACTGCAGTAGATTATGATGAAACTCTTAAGGGAGCACTCTACTTTACATCAAGTGAAGAAGAAGCTACTGATTATGCTAAGAGTAGAACAGACAAATCTCCTGAACCTCCTACAGCAGAGCATCCAGAAGGCAATAGAATCAATAGACACTATACTGGGGATTATGCTAAAGTTAGCAAATTCCATATTCTTTCTACTGCAAAAGTAGAACACTACAAAGATATTAGAGATTATATAAAGAATGGAAGAAACACTACAGCAGATGTTATTGTGCTTGACAAGGGAACTTTGTGGGCAGATAACACGGAGTATATAGTGAAAAATCCTGATGTTATAGTCTTTGATAATAATAAAGGAACTGAAACAGAAGTAACTAATCCTTCTTTCCCAGAAGGACAGACACAGAAAGTTTCTCTTCCAGGTTATGAATACTTTAATGAACTCTATGATGAGACACCTGTAGATGCTGCCTGGAAGATACCTTATTTAAAGGAATTGGATGCACAGTTATCTATGGAGAACTCATTTGAGGAAAATCAAAACATTATCAATCAAATGGACACAGTGCTTCAAGCAACAAGTGAAAAAGAGTATCTTCAGGAATCTAAGGATTCTCAAAAGAAAGAAGTAGAGACTAATCTCAGTGAGTATGACAAACTCAATAAGCAGATTGATAACCTGCTTAATGGTGATAAGGACTTAGAGGAACTTGGTGCTTCTCTGTCAGCTACAGAGGTTCGTCATACAGCAGAACTGATAGTTAACTCTATCTCTGATGAAATTACTAATCTTCAGAAAGAAGAGGGTCTTGCAAAGACTTTATTCCCTTCTCTCAATACAGACCTTGACTTTCAGTCTGCATCTAGAAAGCAGATTGTAGAGACTGTAGGTCTTGATAGACTTATTGAGAGAGCCAAGACTCTGTTTTCACCTCAGGTGATGGATTATGAAGATACAGATACTATGATGCAAGCTCAGCTGATTACTGACAACTGGGATGCTATTATGTATCTGGCAGCAGACATCTTTGCTATGAATGAAGGCTTTGGTATTACCAAGGACTATAGCAGAGGTAACTTTACTACCACAGAGGACTCTAAGGTAGATTTCGATAACTTCAATGACTATTCAAATGACCAGGATATAGCAGCAGAAGAGGGAGAAAAAGATGAACAGGAACATTGGCAGGTTGAATCTAGAACCATTGATGTTCTTAACTCTATGTCTGCCTTGGTAAGATTAGGTCTTCATGAGTGTTATCTCTTGGATGCAGAAGGTAACAAGGTATATAGTAAGTGGGGAATTGCAGAAAGGGTAAATCCTAGAGAGTCTGTCAATAGTATCTTGAGATGGACCCAGGGAGCATTATCTCTTGATGATATGATTAAGAGATTGTCTGATAAGCAGAAGCAGAACCCTTGGTTGTTTCAACTTATAGAAAGACTTTCTGATAAGAGTGGTAAGGAGACTGATTTCCAAAGCCAGTTCTATGGAGTATTCTCTAAGCATTTCCAGCTCTACTCTATTGTATTGCTTGAAGATGGTAAGTATTATAGCATGACTGTAAATAGTCATCCTGCACTCTCAGAAGCTATGAAGTCTATCTCTGCCTTATTCAAGATTGGAGAACATCCTCTCTTTGGTAATAATGGTAAGATTAACTCTAAGCTTCTTGGCTCTGACCAGACTACTGGAAAGAACTCTGAGTTCAATCTTCATAAGGCTTTAACTGAGTTGAGGGAGATTGACAAGGCTATTAAGGAAGGAAAGACTTTGGATGATATTATGTCAAAGACTGCTACTGATAACATCTTAGGTATCAGTAAGAGCTTTGGTTATAACATCACAGAGGAAATGCTTACTGATGTAGTCAATGCAGAGAACATCAAGAAGATTACAGAATCTCTTGGTTATATTGTCAAGGACTTGGATAAGGCTTTGCAGGCTCAGAATAAGGGTACACTCAAGGAGTATGACCCATTCAAATTTGGTGGAGAAAGCTCTATTGGTGGTAGTCTGAGAAACCTTCTCACCCCTATTACTGACAAGCTGGAAGACACTGCTGTCAATGCATTCTATGATAGTGGCAAGATGTATCAGTCTTATATAACACCATCATTTATGACTAAACTGATGAATAAATTTCGTCAGGAAGGTCAGGCATTTGAGGATTTCATTATGGATGAATATGGTTCTTCTGAATGGTTTAAGTTTAATGCTGGAGATGGTAATATTCATAAAGGTTGGAGAAATGAATGGTTAAGACTTCTTGCTGGAAATGAAAGTGACCGTAAGGTGTTTGACCATAAGGTAGAGTTGAACTTCAACAAGCATAACTATATGCGTAATATGAGTGATGCTGAATATACTTTGTCTCTTATCACAGAATACTTCTCAGAACCTGAAAGTAAGAAAGAATTTATGGTTCCTGCATGGTTTAGAGTACCTATGCAGTCTAACAAGCCATCATCAGAGTTCATCAAGTTCTACTCCTATAGAGGTGAAGGATATAAGAATTCCATTGTCTATGGTCTTCATAATATGTTCTTGCAGGAACTTAGTAGAATCCAGACTGTCAGAATGAGAAACATGGATAAAAAGGATGCTGGTTTCATCAAGAACTTTGATACCAATGGACGTAGATTTAATTTCCTTCCTGTATTGAATAATTATTTGGAGAATACTGCTGATAAGATTGCCAAGAGAGATATTCTTCGTAATGAAGATAACACCATCTCTTCTGACAATAGTAGATTAGCATCTCTTCTTCAAAAGAAAGTAGAGGGAGAAGTAGCTCTTACTGCTGAGGAAGAAGCAGAACTTGGTAAACTTGCAGATAGAGTTATCCGTCAGCACATGGAAGATAGAGTTCAGTCTATCCTAAATAACTGGGAGAATAATGGTATCTTGGAAGCAGCTAAGAGTATCAAGGGTATTTATCCTTCTGAACTGAAAGATGAGGAAGCTGCTGACTGGGTAAGAAAGCAGGTAGAGAATTATCTTTGGAATGATGCTTTTGCTTCAAAGAATATCTTGCAGCTGACTCTTACTGACATTGCTTTCTATAAGGATACTGAGGACTTGCAGAAGCGTTTAGCACAGCTTCATGCTCCAGGTGTAAGAGGTAACATTTATGCTACCGATTATAATGGTAACAGAGTATCTGATGGTAAGTATAGAACATTCATCTTACAGGACTTTGACAGTTTCAAGTCTAATATCATTGCCAATATTGCAGAGGTATTTGATAGAAGAATTGCTGCTGCTCCACAGAATCAGAAAGCACAGATGATGGCTCTTAAGGAATCTCTTGTAGGCAAGGATGGTAAATATACTAAGATTAATGTTACTGATGCTCAGGGATATTCATCTCCTTCATCTTATAGAAAGAAGGCATTTATCTTTGGCAGATGGTCTAAGCAGGCAGAAGATATTTATCAGAAGCTACAGAAAGGTGAGTACAACTATACTGACTTGGAGACAGCATTCCAGCCATTGAAGCCATTTGTGTATTCAAAGCTCACAAAGGATATGGGTGTAGCTAATGCTCCTATTCATTCTATGGAAGTACCTTTCCAGGCTAAGAATGCAGAGTATCTTCTCATTATGGCTGATGCTATTCTTAAAGGTGAAAAGCTTTCCAGACCAAACCTCCTTAGAGCAGTCTATAGAGTAATGGAAGATTCTGAGAAGTTGAATCCTACCAAGGGTATTGATACTGTTCAGTTTGAATCAGCCATTAAGTCAGGTCTTCAAGGTAAGATGAATATTTTCCAGTTCAGAGATATGGAAGGTGGTGAGGAAGCTGCCTATACCTATATGATGAATCAAATCTTCAAGGAAGAGACTGATGCTACAGGTGAAAGAGTTTATAGAAACTATAATACTGATACCTTTGTACATGAAGCTTCTTATGAAGACTACTGTTTGCAGCAGGAAGTTCCTGAGCATTTCAAGGAACATTCTCAGGCTCATGGTTCCCAGATTAGAATGATTACTCCTTCTGACCTTGACCTTTATACTATTGATGAGAATGGTAATCAGGTAGATAACTACTATGAGTGGACTGAACCTGATGGCACTCACAGAAGAGTAAAGGCTGATGAATTCAGAAAAGAGTATGAGAAGACTATTGCTGATAACATTGAGGAAAGTATCAATAACCTTGCAGCAGAGTTGCACTTCAACAGCAATGACAAGAAGGGACAGAATATTGCTCTTTCCAAGATTCTTCAAAGAGAAATCATGTCTTCTCCTAGATATGGAATAGACCTCTTGCAGGCTTGTTCTATTGATAAGGAGACCGGTGAATTCAGAATACCAAAGGGTGATCCAATACAGGCTAAGAGAATTGAACAGCTTATCAACTCTATCATTAAGAACAGAGTAAATAAGCAAAAGATTGCTGGTGGTCCTATTGTTCAAGTATCTAACTTTGGTACATCTACTCAGTTGCATATCAGGTTCAATGATAAGCAAGGTAATCTTATGCCTCTTGAGGAGGAATATGATGCTTCTGAGCATGACAATCTTTCCTATAAGGAATATCTCAAGAGAAACCAAGGTGGTATTGCTTACTTTGAAGTCTTTGCTCCTATCTGGTCTGATGAACTCTTTGATAAGTTCTCCAATGCTGATGGTACTATTAATGTAGATGCTATCAATGCTGTAGATCCAGAGCTTCTTAAGATGGTAAGTTACCGTATTCCTACAGAGGATAAGTACTCTTGTGCTCCTATGAAGGTAGTTGGTTTCATGCCTAGAGAAGCTGGTGATGCTATTATGCTTCCTTATGAGCTTACTGAGATTGATGACTCTGACTTTGATGTTGATAAGAGATATGTCATGCGTAAGGACATTCCTATCAAGACTAGAAAGAGAAGTGAGATTGAAAAGGAACTCTTTGCCAGAGCTTCAGAAAGCTATAAGAAGGCTCATGATGGTAAGACTAACAATACTTGGGTAGGTGAACAGGTAAGAATGTTCATGGATAATCCTCAGAAGATGAAAGATACTGATAAGTTAATGAAATGGCTCTATAGCCAATATCAGTCAATAGCTTATTATACTGATGCTCCTACTTCTGGTAGAACATACAGAGACAACAAGATTATTGATATGACTTATGCAGTACTCACTAATCAGATGACTGCTGATAAGATTCTTAATCCTGGAGGATTTGATGCACCTAAGAAGATGGGCTATATGGTAGCTGCCTATAAGAATCCTGCCAACAAAGGTATTAAATGGTCTGACCTTCAGAAGATGTCTATTGATGAACTCAAAGACCTCTCTTATACAGATAAAGATCTTACCTTTGCTGATACTCAGGTACAGTTCTATAAGCAGAATAGTGCTGCTGCATCATTGATTGGTGTATTTGCTGTCAATAAGGTAGCTCATGCTACTCTTGAGAGTAATGACATCTTCCTTGATGTTTCTGAAATCTGTGGAGATAAACCATTCACTATTGCAGGAACTACCTTTGGTATTAGAATGCAGATAGACAAGAAGTATGATAATGAAGGTACATTGATTGGTAAGACTTTAGGTTCCTTGGTGTCTGCTTCAGCAGATGCTGTAAAAGACCCTATCTTGAACTTGATGAATATTAACATGACTACTGCTGGTATGTTGAATACTATGCTTAGATTGGGTATGACATTTGAGGATACAGCTCTCTTCCTTTCACAGGACATCATAGAGAGAACCCTCAACAAGTTCAATAGAGAGAACCTTACCAACTATGAATCTCTGTCTAACATCATTGAGAAATGGCTGACTGAGTATAGAGAAAAGAATAACATCAATGATGATTCTTTGATCAATACAGAAGAGCTTACCAAAGAGGAGTTGGTTGAAGGTATTACTTCTGAGGAACATGAAGCTACTGATTACAAAGTACTTCTTGCCTTCCAGAAGATAAGACAGCTTGTAGATGCTATGCGTAAGCCTACCTATGCTACAAGATTCAATTCTATCTCTAGTGCTGTAGGACCATTGATTGTAGATAATCTTATCATTGAGCATAAGATGTCTCAGTTCATTGATGCTAATACAGAAAATGGTACTCACTTCTATACAGCTGATGGTGTTCCTGTAGATATTGATGATATCTTCTTTGACCATCCAGTATTGAAGCAGTTTGCAAGAACTGTGGATATTGCCAAAGCAATGTTCTCTGATATGCCTACAGGTAGTACTGGTTTCAGAAAGTTGTTGGCTAATCTTCCTGTTGATATATCTGATAAGATGTATAACGACAAGAAGCTTTTGGATCAGTTCTCTAACTTCTATCAGTCTTATCTGTTGGTACAGTCAGGTCTGATTAATCCTAAGCATCTTAAAAGTTATGCTACTCAGTTCCCTAAGTGGTTCATGGAACAGAAGTTCAAGGAGAAATATTCTGGTAATGCCTTGATTCAAGCTATTAGAATGAATGTTTCCAAGAAAACTGGAAGACCATATCTTATGATTAATATCACTGGTATGGATGAACAGAGAAAAGAGGAACTTCGCAGTGCTTGGATTGACTTGCATAAGGAAGACCCAGAACTTTCTCAGATGCTGTTTAACTACAGTTTCTTCAGAGCTGGTATTGGATTCTCTCCTAAGACTTTCATGTCTTTGGTTCCTACCTATGTAAAGGAAAAGCTGAAGAGTAAGGATGGAAATGCATCTTATGTTGATACCTATAGAAACTTCCCTGAGGTAATTCCTGACTTGGTGATTGATCAGTTTATCAGAAACAACTGGACTAACAACAAGTTAGTACCTATTAAGGGAGGCAAGGATACTCACTATAATGTAGATGTTAAGCATAACAGACTTACTGTCTATAGACCAGAAGAGATTGCTGACCTTGCAGGTATTTCCTATATGAAGACTAAGATGAATAACAATACCTATCTCTGGCATCTTACTTCTGATAAAGGTGAAGAACTTGTCTTTGAGTTGATAAAACCACTTGGCAACAATGGTGAATATCTGGAGATGAGTACACAGGATATCAAAGATCCATTGAGTGATACTACAAAGACTACTGAGGATAACTCTGCTTCAGACTTGAAGACAGAGAGTCCTCAAGAGTCTAATGCAGAAGACACTTCAAATAATCAGGTTATTACAAAGACTGAAGAGATCAAGAATCTTGCAGCATTTGCAGACTTGATTATGAAACAGGTTCCTACATTAAGTAAGGAGGAAGCTTTGCAGAAGGCTGAGAGTATCAAGGGTAGAGAAAAGGTCTTTGGTAAGTTCTTACAGAATGTATTTAAACAGAAAGGATTAGATTTAAGTATTGATGAAGCAATTAATGAGTTTAAAAAATATTGTTAGTGTATGAGTAATAGTTCATGTATTTTATATCCTGAGGCTCCCAATGGGGAGCCTTCAAGGATGTATAAAAAGATGCTGGAAAAGCTGAAGGATAGACCTCTTACTAATTGGCTCTATGCCTCCTATACTGTATCTGATATGGCAGATAAGATGGATCAGGCTAATATAGAAAGAAATAGCCAGGGACAACATAATGCAGAAGATGTTTTGAAGTTTCTTGACTTCAAATCTATACAGGAAGATATTGGTAATCTTTCTACAGCAGAACTTCAGTTGGGAGCTGTAGATATTAATGGTAAGAGAGTTGATTTCTCTAATGCAGAGGATGCTTTAAGGAAGGCTGATGATTTCAATGATAATCATAAAGGACTTACTTCCATAGTAGTACAACATGGTGACATCTATAATATCATTGTCTCAGAGAAGAACTCCAGGACACATACTTATGGAGATAGTGTTAAGAAGAACCTACAGGTGTGGGATGTTTATAAGCAGGTATTTAATGGTGTAGGTGTAGATATAACTGCTATGCCTCAGGAACTTCAAAGTGTATTCAATGCAATGAATACTGGTCTAGCACAATATCTCAAGAATCTTGCAGGAGTAGATATTAGTAATCTCTACAAGAAAGATGCTATGATTCTATTCTCCTTAAGTCCTAATTCTCCACATATTCAAAGAGCTATCAATGCCTTTGGTTCCATTGAAAATGCAGCACAAGCTCTAAATGACTTTAACCATGGAGCAATAAGCCTTACAGTTCCTCAACAGAGATTGTTACTGAGGGCAGTAGCTGATGCTAAGAAATACCAAGGTATAGATATGGATGACCTTATTACTCAGGTTACTCAGATAGGTAAACATATCATTGCTTATAGTCCAGAGCAGGAAATTCAAGGTGAAATACAAATGCTCAATAAGAAGTATAAGATTGATATTAATGAGATTCATAGGACATCCTCTAAGATTAGAACTCTTTCTGATGCAGCAGCAGATGCTGCTATTACTCTTCAAAGGCAGATTAGACAACTTGAAAAGGAAAAAGGTAATAATGCTGAAGGAAAGAGACTTGAAGGCGTACTTAATAAACTGATGAAGGAGTTATCCAGCAAGAAATATTATTCTGGAGTATTAAATTTTCTAGGGGAAGCTTCTTCTCAGATAGCAGATATTGATACCATGCTTCAAGGTATTCCTCAAACTGGTACAGAGTTAGAAAAAGCTTTTGGTACTGCCAAGATTCTACAGGATATAAAGTCCCTTAAAGAGCAATATTATCCTCTAGTATCTGCATTGGCAGATGAAAATCTTACCATTGATGAATCTATAGCCCAAACAGATATTGATAATATTCGTCAGACAGCTAAAGACCTGAAGGAATTCTTTGATAAAAAGGAAAGGATGCTTGATAATCTTACAGAAAGTACTATGACCAACCTTATGATAGAGATTATGGGAAACACTACTCCTGATGGACAGTCTATGATTAATGCTATCAGAATGGCTGCTACAGATTCTACTATGTTTGATTGGTTATATAGTGTAGGCAGAGCGTCTAATCCTATTATTGGTGCTATGGGTTCCATCATTAGAAATGCTCAAGATTCTAGAGATGCTACTATGAATAATATATCTCTTAGGATTCGTAGGGATACAGATAAACTCTATAAGGCTGGACATAACTCTGAATTTATGTATGAAGATGATGGTCACATAATTAGTGATATTGATTGGGGACTATATAAAGCTGCCAGGTCAGCTAAGATTAAATCTCTCTATGTTCAAGGATTCCAAGGCTTTGACTTAAAGCAAGCTATTGAAGACTGGGAAAACCAGAATACAGAAGACAGAGTTGTAGATAATACTAATGGTAGAACAGAAAGAGTACCTAATGCCAGCTATAGGAAGATTAGTGATTTTCAGAAAGATTGGACTCAGGAGCAGATTGATTACTATGATACCATGATGCAGCTTAAAGGTGAAATTGGTTCTCTCCTACCTGCTTATGCACAACATCAGTATCTTCCACCACAGGTAAGACGTAAATTCCTGGATGCCATGCATGATGCTAAGAACTTCAAGGATGTTGCTAAAGCAGTAAAGAATAAAGCTGAGAACTTCTATAAGATAAGGGAAGATGATGAAAACTATAATATGAATGGTATCATTGATGGTGATGAATATCAGATTACAGAAGGTGCATTTGACAATACTCCACTAAGACAGATTCCTATTTTCTTTGTCAATAGAGTTGAAGAGGGAGAATTACTTAAGAACTTTTCAACTGGTATTGCAGCCCTTGCAGGTACAGCAGTTAATTATGATTCCATGAACCAGATAGCACAGGTAGTTGAGTTTATCGGTGATTTTGTGAAGAATCAGAGTGCTAAGGATAAAGACCCTAAAGGTGATGTAGTACAGAATAAAGAGATAAGAGTATTTAAGGATTTATGGAAAAGAGGAAAGAATACAAATACAACAGAACTCATTGAAGGTTTCATTGCTCAGCATATCTATGGTCAGAACAGAGACCCTAATGAAAACAAGACTTGGGCTAAGATGTTCAGTAATATCATTGCTTATACTTCTTTCAAAGGCTTGGCAACTAATGTCAAAGGTGCTGTTGCCAATTACCTTATGGGTGAATTCCAGATGATGATTGAAGCTGGTGCAGGTGAATTCTATAACTTCAAGGATTATGCTTGGGCACATAGTAAACTATTTGGTAATGCTGGTATTGGTGGAGAATTAGCAGAACTCCTTACTAACAATGTAAACCATAAGAGTGTACTTATGAGAGAATTATTTGATCCTCTTCAGGAAAACTTCTCTGAAAAGAGTCATACTAAATACTATAAAAGTATGTTCAGACAACTAATATCTCATGATTGTTCATTCATTGGTTATTCATCTGGTGAGTATCTTATTCACTATGTAAATATGTATGGCGTTCTCCATAATCAGAAAGTATTGTTGAATGGTAAGAAAATAAGCTTGTATGATGCCTTTGAAGTAGTTAATAAACAGGATGGTAACTCTGAACTTCATCTGAAAACTGGGGTAACTGATCTTGATGGTAATGCTATCACAGATACTTTCATTGATAAAGTGAGAAAGAAACTTCGTTATGCTAACCAATCTACTCATGGTGCCATGAATGATGAGGATAAAGGACTATTACATCAGAAGTGGTGGGGACGTGGTATAATGAACTTTAGACAATGGATGGTTGAGCACTACTCTAGGAGATTTAGAAAGAGACACTTTGATGCTTCTCTTGGAGAAGACAGAGAAGGATATTGGTACAGTTTATACAAAGGTCTTACCAATGATGATACCAAAGATACTTGGAATAGAGGTCAAAAGATAGATGCTATTGGACTCTTTATGAAGGACTTCTATACCTTTATGTTCAGGTCACAAGCACAATGGCACAATCTTGATGATATGCAGAAATATAACATTAAGAGAGTTAGAGCTGAGATGATGATGTACATCTGTTTGTTAGGTCTTGGCTTTGCCCTTGGAGATCCAGACAAACATAAAAGAGAGTTTTGGAGAAGATGGTGGATATACCAGACAAAGAGAGCTATTCTTGATACAGAAGCTTCAATGCCTCACCCTAAAAATATCTCTAACTGGCTGACAGTACTTAATTCTCCTATGGCATCATTGAATACTATGAACTCCCTACTCTATACTTTCTATGGTCTTACCAATGGTGATATTGTTACAGATATTAAATCAGGAGACCATAAAGGAGAAAATAAGTATTGGAGAAACATGGTTAAGTATAATCTCCCATTCTTCAAGGATTGGGAACAGATGCAGAGAATGGATGAAGACGATGCTATCTTTAAGATATTTGAAGCTTCACCTTCTAATAGATAATAAGTATAAAGGGGAGTAGACTACTCCTCTTTATTCTTTCTATTCTTACGCTCCCATATAAGATAAGCAATATAACCTACAATTAAAGGCAAGGTGATAATCCAAAAGATAAACAACTGCCAGTAATCACGTCTAGCATCAGCTATAGTTATTAAAACTATACTAACATATATTGCATAAGGAATTACAAAGTGTATATATTTCTTCATGTTATGTAATTTAAAATATTAATACTTTATGTATAGTAGTGCTTGGCAAGCTTATATTTACCACTCTGCACTTTCATAACTATCAACTCATCCTTCATATCAAGTAATTCCTTCTTAGTATGTTCGCCTAACTTAGAAGAAAAAGATACAAAGGTTCTAGTTTTACCTTTAGTAAACACACAACTTTTGAATAGGTCTCCTGTTTTACCATTGGCATATTCCTTTACTTGCATCTTTGGTCCAAACTCACTAGTAAACTCATCTAAAGTCCAAATCTTAATCGAAGAAAAGTCATCTGATTCTGACGTATCTTCTATATGTTTATCATCAGAAGGTACTTTTGTTGACTCTAAATCAACAGATACAAGAGAAGAACTATCTGCTATAGGTGGAAGAATATCATCTATAGATACCTCTTTATGTATCAAATACTTCTTAAGTACATTAAGGGCATCTTGCTTTAGTTCCTCTTGAGTCTTCAATCCTAGCTTCTTATTAGCAACAATATCCCATTTCAATATAGCTTCTATTGTAGCTAATATCAAAGTTTCTTTAGAACAAAACCAAAATTTAAACATTCCTTTTATAGCAGATAGGAATTCTCTATAATTAGGTACATGCTTCTTTTGTAAGGATTTATCTATTATCCTACCTATTTTAGAAGACGCAACAACAGCCTTTAAGACTTTCCTTGCATCATTTCTACTATGATCCTGACAGTAGAAATTCCATAGGAAATGTCTTCTAACCTCATATAAACTAAGAGGACTCTGACTATAATATTGGTATAAAGAGCACTTCATAAGCAATCTTTTTTATTATAATAACGTTCTTACTTTTAAATTATTGTATTATTCCTAAGAAAAATAATAGCTATTCTTAGAACTTTTCTTAATATCTTCTTAGTTATATATAATGTATATACCTTTGCAGAAAAGGATAGATATTGTTGATATGGGAATTTGTAAGATACCTTTTGAGAAATCCAGACCAAGACAGCACTATATACCTCTAGAGGTAAGAGTAAGAAGACTTATGAGACAGAGAAAGAAGCTGACAAGTATATCTCTAAACATAAGTTATATGAAATGACATCCTATTTCTGTAGGGTGTGTAACAAATATCACATTGGACATTATAACATCCTTCAACAACAGTAAAGAATGTGTAAATAGTAAAGGTAATGTTAGAAAAAATCTCTAGTGTGATACAGGCAATCACAGAATTTCTAGGAGGATTCAGTAAACTGAATGAAGTAAAAGACCACTCTGTAAGTATCTTCTTCAAGATAATCCTCTGTACTTTAGTAGCTCTATTCCTAGGTAAATTATTTCTTAGGGATGATTTATATGATTGGATAGTAAGTATTATAATGGAACCCAATCCCATAACCATTGGTGTTATTGTTGGGTTAGCTATGATACTGTATTCTACGTATGCTCAGAAAAGAGTAATGAATGCTGTGCTGACAGCTATGCAGGAACAGAAGAAAAAGGATAAACAGAAAGACAAGGAGTGCTATGCTCAGACATCAAGGATTGAAGAGGAAGCCAATGAAATGACAGATTATCTTAGGGATGCTCTTCATTGTGATGTCGTTACCATTGAGTTGATGCATAATACTGAGAAATATATTGGTGGCTATCACAAGAGATTCTACGATGAAAGTTTCCCATCAGTAAATACTGCAGAAGGTGTAGTATTTAACTATAAGGATTTCCAATGTATTCCTACAAACCTCTTCCCTATCATTGGCTATATGCTTAAGAATAAGTTCAAGTGGTTCTCTAATATGGATGAAGTAACAGAAGTAGATGCAGGCTATGCAAGAATCCTTAAAGAAAATCAATGTACAGCTCTTGCAATGAGAGCTATGAAAACTTCTAAGGGTGAAGACTTAGGTATATTGAATGTTACTTGGAAAGAGGGACATGAGAACAGAATCCCTGAAATAAGTATAATCCAGGAAAGAATGACAGAGATAGCATCTAAGTTAGAGGTACTTCTCGATATGTCAGACTATGAATAAAAACAATGTACAATGAAAGCAAGATTAGCAAAAAAGATTTTCAACAGTAACAACTGTTATTGGATATCTAAAAATATTGTAACAAATGATGTTAGATTTGCAAAAGCATGTAGAATTCTTAAAAGAAAAGCCAAGAAATTAGCTGCCTTAGCAAATGTTCCTCTTAGATGTTCAACTTGTGAATGGGAACATTGGGTAGAAGAAGATGGTGATATCTATCGTGATTGCCTAAAGAACTGCTTATGCTTTAATCATTGGAAGCTAAGAAAGTCATAAAACCATCCAATTCTTTCCAATTCTTTAAACATTGGAAAGAAATGATATTAAAAAAGGTAGAAGGGAAACCTCCTACCTTTCTTTTTTCTACATGGTTTATGAATTATATATTTGGTTAACATAGGATAGCAAACCAGGAGTACTAGTGTCTACCAATCCTGCAAAAGGGGTGCTTTGACCTAGTAATCCCATAATAGTATTCATTCTCTTCAAACCTTCAAGTCTCTCCTGCTGAGGATTATATACAGGCTCTTCAGAAGTAACTTCAGGTTTAGAGAATAAAGTCTCATCAATAGTAGGAGCTTTGTAAAGAGTAGTAGGATCAACAGCCATACTGTCGGGAAACTGAATTTGAGGAATATTGATATTATCTATCATAGGATTAAGGTCTTTGTAGTAAGTATATTCAATTGGATCTATATGAGTACCTAACTTTCCTGTTCCAGTAAAGGTAGTTCTATAATTACCACCGAACATTTCCCTCTCAGCATTTCTTCTAGTAGTCAATCCCCTTAGTTCATTATCTCTTTTAGCCCACATAGACCTTTGAACATCTTCTTTACTAGCCTTACCTTTAGTATATGCAGTCAATGTAGGTACTACTCTCTCTTTAAGATTACCCATACCTACATTATAGCCATAGGAATATAAGGCATCAAGCTGTTGATGGGATAATTTACTTCTTATCTCTTCAGGAATTACACGATTAAAGTCCTTAGCTTCAGCTTCAAAGCTTCTGTTGGTTTTCATAGAAGAACCTTCCCAATTAGAGATTCTCTTCTTGATACTTGCAGATGGTATATAACCACCTTTGGCAAACTCGTTATAAGCACTTCTAATCTCTGGTAAGGTAGTAATACCATTAGCAACTGCTACACTAATCATCTCAGCTTTATCTGCCATAGATAGGCTATCCCAAGTGTTATCAAGGTATCCTCCTTCATCATAGAACTTATACTTAGGTACAAACTTAGGAGATTCAAACCTAGAAGGATTATAAGTACTTTGTCTTCTAGAATTAAAGAACTTATTATGGTTCTCTGCTCTTGGAGATTGCTTATTCTTTTGATAATAATTTGATACTGCTTTTTGCATATCTTCATTAGAACCAGAATAATAAGCATTTCTTAAAGAAGGATTATTAATTATCTTCTTAACATTATCCCCCCTATACATCATGCCTAAAGCCATTGCCTTTTTCTCTTCAGAAGGTATTACTCTTAATATTTGAGGAGTCCAATCTTCCAATATATTTTCAATATAATCAGTATGATCTTGTCTTAATTGTCTCTCCTCTTCCTCTGTAAGCCACTTACCTTTTCTATGTGCAGTTAAAGATTTAGTAGCATCATTATAATTTATATCCATACCAAAACCTCGGCTGTTAATATCATAGCCCTTGCCTTTAGGGGGTGCTTCCCACCTACCATTATTGAATCCTACACTATCAGGATTTTCTATTGCTCTTATATATTGAGCTACTAATGAATCGTCTTTTACTGGCATAATTTTACTCTCTTAATCGTTCAATAGAATCTTTCCTTCTCATTACACTATCAGGAAGACCTGTAGCATTACTATCTCCATAGATTTCATAAGCCTTACATCTTAAGGCATGATGAACTGAATCAATATAGGAATAATCCCATACACTATCAGGAGCAATACATACAGTATCACTACTTTCATTGTTTGAAGTTCCTTGGTGAGAACATCCTACACCCAGAAACATTATAATAGATAAATATACTAACTTCTTCATAACTCAAATTTTTATGCAAAGGTACTATAAATACTCTTATATAACAATATTTTGTACTTTCTTTTAAGATTTCTTAGACTTATAGAAATTAGCAAGTCGATGCTTCAAACACCTATATAGATATTCTTGCATATAAGATTCTGCCTCTTCATCTTTTATTCCCCTCTCCTTACAAACAGCAGTAACAGCATGATGTAATTCATGAATAATAACTCCTGTGTCTAAGGACTTTGGAGTTCCTCTAAAGATTAAAAAGAAATCTCTACCACCTGTAGAGCATGGAACATCCAATAACTGTCCAGGAGGAAGAACCTCATCTTCATCAAGAGATTTTCTAATCTCTGCAGAAAACTCATTAGCATATTTGTCCTTCATTCCTAAATCTTCCGATAAAACTTTAACTATCTCTTGATTAAGATAATCTTTGGAGTTAGTTACAATAAATATAACTTCTGAATGAAATATCTCTAAATCAATTACTCCAGACCAAATATTTGCTTTCATACTAATCTACCTCATCTAAAATTGTTAACTCCTGGCTACCTCTAGCCTTACTTTGCTCACTAAGTTCACTCTCTACCTTCCTCTGTAGATTCTGTAGAGAAGATACAATACCTTCTACATTCTTCAATGCAGAGGTAATGGAAGAGATTTGATATTTAGGTTTACCCTTATCATCTTCCATATCTAAAATATCATCTCTCATCAAGAACTCACTTACTGTATGTGCAGCCTTTAAAGCAGCATTAAGCAACTCCTGTGAAGGAGTTACTGTATGCTTCTTATATACTGCCATAGCTTCTTCCAATAAAGGTGATGGTTTAAAGTCTTTCTCCAATCCTTCCTGCTCTATAATAGCCTTAGCTCTCTCTTCTTCATTAAGAATATAAGAGTAAGTACTTCTTGGATCTACCATAAAGTAAAGATAAGACATCTGTTTATAGAACTGCTCCTTGGATGCACTTCTGTCTTGGTTAAATAGCTTTCTTATAGGCTTTATAAGTAAAGCTTCATCAGCTACCTTTAGCTGGAAAGATTCTATAGTTATTAACTTCATTACTTCTACTCTTTATATATTATACACTTCTACTTTTTACTTGTACTTCTCTTGACAGATGCTTTAATCTGCTGCTCTTTAAGTCTAGCATCATCAGCTTGTGTCTTTTTATCAAGGGCAAGTTTTTCATTAAACTGTCTAGCATTCTCTGAGAGTTTATCTCTTTCAAGATTAAGCTTCTGTTCCATAGTCATTGCATCAGAGCCTCCCATCAATTCAAGCCTAGACATTTCAGCTTTTGAATTTATTTCAGCCACAAGGAGATTATTTTCCATTTCTTCCTTAAACATTTGATATTTAAGCTCCTGCTCTGCCTGAGCTTGCTGAGCCTTCTGTTGTAGCTGAGCCTGCTGTAACTGAAGCTGCTGCTGCTGTTGCTGCATAGCTTCCTCTCTTCTCTGCTTCTCATTATTCTCAACCATCCTAGTCTTCTCTGCTGTACTCTTGGTAGTATATATCTTCATAATAGTAGAGAAGTCAAGAGACTGATTCTGAAGAGCAGCCTGAGCCAAGGTATCAATCTTCTGATTAAGTTCCTGTGTACCATTGCTATTATCAACTACCAGACCATAATCACATTCTGCAAATTCATCACCATCTATCTCCATCAGTTTTTTGCTTCCATCATCAAGGATATAATCAAACTTCTTCTTTCTACCTCTAAGGGCTATCTTAGCAGTTTCCAAGAAGCATTCTAGTACTCTCTTCTTTATACTATCATGTACAGAGAAAAGTGTTTCAGTAATCATAGATGATTGTAAGGTAGCTCTCTCTACTCCACCTACAGTTTCTCTATTGGAAATCTGACCTTCTCTCTGTTTAGAGATGCCTGCCATTTCACCAACCTTATTAGTAATCCATTCCAAAAGACTAATATACTGCTGGATCTCATTACCTAGGGAAGCATCAATAACACCAGAGGAAGCATTATTCATAGCTCCAGCAAGCTTACCTGTAGCTACACCAATATTACCTTCCTTAAAGCTATCTTCTACAGCAATATTATTCACATTAATATAATAGAGCCACTTATCTACATCCCATCCCTTAGGCACTTTAGCAAAGTCCATTCTTACTATCTTACCAAAGTTCTTAGACAGAAGCTTGATAAGCTTGTCATGGATGATGTCATAGAAATAGGAATAAGGCTTCATTATATCTACTAGAGAGAAAGGCACATCACCATTGGTACTATAGATACTGCCAATAATACCAAAGTGACACCTGGAAGGATTGCTCAACCTATTATACTGAATAGGTCTAGGTCTCATATTTACATATATATCTGTGCCAATCTTAGTACCTTCCCATGCTTCATTGATCCAGAAGGTCTGTTCTTCCTCACCCTTTAAGGGATCACAATGATAAGTCTCTGGATAGAAGTTAAACTCTTCCTCACCAGTCTCAGGGTCATAGCTCTTTACCTTTTTTATCTGTCTCCTTGATTTCCAATATACTCTCAATACTCTGATATTGCCATTCATATCATAAGGTAAGTATGTAGTATCAATAGTATCATCAAACAGACTAAGAGGATTGAATACAGCATCACCAGCTGTAGTATCTATATTGATATTAGGTACAAAACCATACCTAGCATCAATGTTATCCAAGGAATCAGTATAATTACCATTCATATTATTAGGAGTAGTCTCCAAGGCTTCTATGTCCTTCTTAGTAAGCTGATCATAGTAAGTATCAATAATTCTACCAGGGTTCCAATAATCTTCCAAGACTATCATATCAGCATCTTCTATCTTATTGGAATAACCAGACTTAATGACTCTTATCTTCAATGGGTCAATCTTCTCTATATAAGGTTCTCCTCCTACAATGTCACAGAGATATGCTTCTTCACCATGAGTATAAGCATCTACAAAACCTTCATTAAAGAGTTGAGGAATATCCAGTTCCTTCATATAGTGATTAAGCAAGAGATTACCTCTTACCTCTCTTTTATCTTGATACTCATAAGTAAAGTAGCCAGACTGCTTCTGTAGTTCCTGATTAAACTCTTCTTCATTCATAGAACCATCCATCATTAACTGCTGAAGCATCATATTTACCTGATTATTCTTCTCCTCTTCCATTTCTGATACAGCAGTAGGATTGGTAACTACTACTCTGAAATCAAATAATCTCCTTGATTCCTCACCTCTAAGTACTGATAACTTAGAGTTAATGATGGGATAATGCTGTATACTGTCAGGAATAAAGGATGCGTTAATACCATAAGGATTAAGGAATAGCTTCAAGTCACTCATGTGTATCTGACCATTAATCAAGTCTTTGTTTATCTTCATTGCAGCAACAGACTTTCTGGTCAAATGATAATGAAGTAAACTATGATTATCTCCAAAATCCACGCATCTTTTTCTGAAAGCTTTACCTTTCTTGCTAAAAGGTAGTTGTTGTGATGGGAATCCACCTATTGCGTTACATGCCATATTTATATTTCTTTATTTTCTTTATTTGCAAAGATAACAAAAGAAGTAATCAATATAAGACATCTAACATTTTCCCTAATTCAATCTAAATCAACTGACTAATATAATATAAAAAGGAGAGGACTCTTTGTAGAATCTTCTCCTTAACACAAACAGTAAATCTTATGATGTAATATCTTTATACATGAAAGTATGTTCGTATATCAAACATACCATCTTTATCCTTTAGTTTATCTAAAGCAAGACAATGTATTGCCTTGAACATTTCTTCTCTAGGCATCTCAGAAAGACTCTTACCTGCAATCTTAGCAATAGTACCAGCACTATCAGAGTAGATCATATTCATTGCAACATACATAGCCCACTTATTATAATAAGGTGAATCCTCAGTACGGAAATCCATATTCTCCATACATCTCTCCCATTCAGAAACATCCCAACCTCCTGAAGGTTCCATACCATTTACTATGGTTACAGCTTCCTTCTTGGATAAGTAGTTCTTCCAGTTGATAGCTTCCAGTTTATCAAGGTACTCTTGAGCTACATCTGGTCTCCATTCTATCATGTCTTTAAACATACTCTTCATAGTATTACCAAAGACATGCATATTACTAGGGTCATTGGATGTACTCATCTTGGTATAGAGCTTATCAAACATATTCATTATTTCTTTCTGTTCCATATCTCTAAGTATTTATTATTCAACAAGTAAAGACTTCAATTCCAGGAAGTCATTTTCATTGAATGTGATAGTTTTCTTATTACCGAATATGATGTTAGTAAAGATATTGTCTGGCAAGGTTATGGAAATTCTTCCCTTACCTACTACACCTTGAACTAGTCCTATATCAAAAGTATTATCTTCAAGCCCTTTAAAGATTTCCATTGCATCAGCAAACAATGTATTGGTATTGATCTCTCCATTCTCATCTGCAAGGAACAAGGCAGCATTATCTATACTCTGACTTATCTTTCCCTCATATTTATTAAGAATGTTATGGCATCCACGTTTAATATAAACTGAAAGTAGAGATAAAGCTGGATTATCACTTACCATTTCATCAATACGTCCTTTAAGCCAGGTATCTAGGCTACTAAGCATTTTCTCTTTAAGTGTAGGTATATTCATTTGGAGCCTCCTTTCTTGACAAGTTCAAGATATTCCTGCCATGTCTTATCACTATGATTTGTTATATAGTCTTTCCACAAAGCCATATTTTTATCTTCTTCCTGTAAAGCATTCTTCTTTAACTTCTTGATAAGTGCCAGATGCTTGTCTAAAGCTTCCTTACCATCCTTAGTCTGCTCAACAAGAGGTCTTATTATCCTAAGTTCTTCTCTCTGAAGAATATTGGCTACATCTTGGTAACTCTCTACAAAGTCTTGATTTTGATTAAGATAGCTTTTCTGTGATTCAGTAAGACCATCCATTATCTTATCTATCTCATCCCATGTAGGTGTCTTAGATTGCTGGGGCTGCATATTGAAACTACCTTTCTGCTTCTGTAACTCTGCAAATTTCTGTGCCCACTCATTCATCTGACTGAGTGTGTCCTGCTGACTTTGTTGTCCTCCTAATATAGGGTCTGCTGAAAAATTCATACTAACATCTATTTAAAATTGATACATAATTAAGAAAGGAGGAGATATACTCTAGATAATCTCCTACCAATCTTATTTTCTCTTTGCTCTTTTCCTAGAAGCTTTCTGCTTAGGCACCAGGGGTGGGAGTTGCACTATTCACACAGTTGCAGCCACTATAACTACCATAGCCATTGACTACAGGAGTATTAGGCAATACAAGCTGACCTCTAATACAGGTGCAAGTCTTTTTATCAGTATAATCCATCAACAGTTTATCCTGATATGGACGGATAGCCTTCAAGATTGCTACTTCCTTATCAAGTTCATTAAACTTTGCTGCATACTTCTCATTGAGAGCATCAAAGCCATCACGCTGACTCTTATAAAGGGAGAATCCCTGTTCTACCATAGCATTCCTTAGGTTATCATCAGCATCCCTCTGAGACTTATAAAGACCAAACTCTGCCTCCATACTTCTTCTGTTCTCTGCATCCAATGCACTTACAAAGCCCTTCCACATACTGAACTTCTCATTGATGTCAGTATCTCGATGGTCATACATCTGCTGCTGAGTATTCAACTTCAAGGTGAACATATCAGTAATCAACTTCACCTCATCAGAGCATTCTTTTTGCATTACCTCAAGAGCTGTAGGAGCAGTATTACTTGCAGTCATACCTCCATAGGTATTGATATTCACATTATCTGGCATACCATTACCAAGTGAGCCAAAGATACTGCGGCCACCATTACCAGTAAGCCAAGGCAATACACCAAGGGCAGTGCCAGCTATACCCAAACCAAGGGCAGTACCTGCAACACCTTTAGATGCATATTCATCCTTCTTGTTTTCGTAGACCTTCTTTTCCACTACTTTCTCATTTGTCATATCCATGATACAATCTGATTTAACAATTAACTATTAGATTTAAAACACTTTGTAACCGATTACTGAGGCAAAGATATAACAAAAAAGCCTGAACAACAAACGTTGCTCAAGCTCTACATTTAATACATTATATATCAGTCCTTTACATTGAGCAACATCATACGTTTTAATTGCTCAATATCATCATATTTCCACACTAAATTCTTTTGGTGGACTATCTTCTTTCCTCTAGGCAGAACACCTTTAAGAATCATCCTATCAAAAGTAGAGGTACTAACTCCAAGTTCTTGACTAGCTTCTATCTTTGTAAGCCATCCTTTCTTATCTATAGTAGCACCTCTTCTATCTAGTTCATACTTAGATATGTTACAGAAATAGGCAATATCAGTCTTTGAACAATCACCATTAGTAATCATTTCCTTAAACCTATCTAAAGCCCTGCATAAAAACTGTTCTCTTAAATCCATTATGATTGCTTCTTTTCTATTGTGTCAATAATTTCATCATACATCTTATCACTAGTAGGGTTACTGGTAAAGATTCTTCTTACTTTTCTTAAAAGAAGAAGCATGGAAAGTTTAATATATCTAGCAATATCCCTATGATGTTTCAAAACTACTCCTATAATTTCCATAACATACAGGCATATAATGCAATAAATGAGGATATAATGAGTATCCACCATTTCATTGGTACAGAACCAAGAGCCATAATATACTCTCTCCACATTAATAAATGCAAAATAAACAAATGGAACTCTAAAGAGATTACACAATCTGAAGAGGTAACTGGCAGGTAATAACATAAGAGGTACACACAAATAAAGTATAGAGTAAATCCATGCTATACATACCTCATTAGCAGATGAGTAATGTAACAGTTCATAATTATTCTGACTGAATACATAAAATATGTACCAGTGAGAAAACATCAATACAATAGGTGCAACTATAGCAGCCCATTGGTAAAATATCCAAATAGTTCTTTCATTTGCAGTAGGCATACTACTGCCATTTTCACTTTCTTTCATACTAAAGTCTCCTTTTCTTGTTTTGTTTCTATTTATTCTTAGATGCTGCAAATTTAATCTTTTTTGCACAATAATCTTCATTTAGAGCAAACTATTTCAGTTAAACTTTGTAAATACTATCAAATTGATATATGAGTCCACTTGAAAAAGTGGGTTCTATTTAAATTAAACAATAGCCTTGGGCAGTT